TCATACGTTTTTATCTTCTGCATTATCATTTGTGGCTCTTACTTCATTGAGAGCGTCAGCAAGCTTCCTGTCTTTTCCTGGATACAAATGAGCATAAACTTTCCAGGTTGTTTCCGGTGATTCATGTCCAAGCCGGTCCGAAATCTCTTTGATAGAAAACTTCATGTCAATTAGCATACTTGCGTGGGAATGGCGAAGATCATGGATCCTGATCTCCGGAAGACCAGATCTGGCAGTTGCACGTTTAAATTCTGACCGCATACCGGATTTCTGAAAATAGAAGATACGCTCATCTGGTTCTATAGCCATGCTGGCAACATAATCCTGAAGTTCTTTATACAGAGATTGCGGGATATTCACGACACGTTTGCTCTTTTCGGTTTTGGGTGTCTGGAAGTATTGCTCGCCTTTTATAACCACAAAGTTCTTGTTAATTGATATGGAGCAGTCCGGCAGGATATCCGCCGGAGTAATAGCCAGAACTTCTGCAGATCGGAGTCCTCCATAGAACATGAGGCTGAACGCCATCCGGTACGCACTTTTCTTTTCAAAGGTAAGGAAGTAGTCAAATTGCTCTCTGGTCCAGATGTTCATTTCATCTGCGCTGCTTTTCCCGATCGCACCAGCTGCAAGGCATGGATTGCTCCGGAGCTTATAGTATTTGACAGCATAATTCATGATAGCAGACATCTGGTTATTGATGGTCTTCAGATACGTCTGAGAATAAGGATTTCCTTTTTCATCCCTGTAATTAATCATGGCATCTTGCCACCGATGAATCACGATTGGAGTAATGTCACCGATCTTCATATCTTTAAAGAATGGCAGCAGTTTCATGTCTATCAGATACTGCTTGTTTTCCAAAGTGGTCAGCTTCAACCGGGAGCTGCAGTCTTGCATGTAATTCTTGATCAGAGCAGAAAACAGGATATCTGGATCCTTGGCTCCCTGCGCCAGAAAGTCACGTTCCCATTCTATAGCCTCTTTTTTGGTAGAAAAACCTCTTTTGCATTTGTGCTGACGCTTGCCAAGCCAATCATCATAGTAGAAGTTGGCGTACCATTTTGTCTTTCCATCTTTGGTAAAATACTTATAAGCCGGCATCTGAATCCTCCATTACTAAACAAATGTGTCAAACAAATGTAATCAACAAATGTTTGACAAAAATGTTGAATATAGATATAATGTACTTAACAAGAGAGCCGTTGGTCAGCGTACACCTGACCGCCGGATAAAACAATAGCTAAAAATAGCGCCTTATCTTACCAGGACGAGGGCGCTATTTTTTATGCATTAAATTGATAACAAGAGTTACAACTGCACAAAGCATAATTACAAAAGTAAATAAATCACCATATGTAACCATCAGCACCAGCCTCCTTTCACCAAAGTGTCCGGCGGCTGACATAACACCCCAACGGTTCCCCAGTTAAATATACTATTCTGTTTTTTCTTCTTCCATCTTCTCCATCATTCCCAAAAAGATACGTTTTCCCTTCTTGGATAACTGACGGTACCGCAGGATGATATCCTGTTCGTCTTCTGAAGCAATGGCACAGCTGTATTCAGAATTACCCACAAGGTAATCCATAGAGGTGTCGAGGGCTTTTGATAGGCTTGCAGTGGCATCTATTCCAGGAACAGTCTTTCCGTCCAGAATGTCACAGCAGGTTTCCTCTGTCAGCGTTGATTTTTTGATCAGGTCCGGAAGGCTCATCTGCAACTGAGCCAAACGGGCTTTTGTTCTTGCCTGCACTGCGGAAACTTCTTTCGGATCCGCAACAGCATATCTTGAAGTAGTCCGGCCAAGAATGTAATCTGCTGGCACACCGAAGCATGCAGCACTGCGATTAACAAATTCTGTTGACGGGAAAGAGTAACCTCTTTCGACATTCGATACTACTTGGCCAGAAAAACCTATTGCTTTTCCAAGTTCGGACTGACGCAGATTAGCCTCAGTCCGCAATTCTTTTATTCGTTCACCAATTGTCATAAAATCTCCTTGATTAGTTTGCCGGTTCATACTCGTATCCGCTTTCGGAAGCCGATATATAACCTAATGGAGTTGTCACACACCCTTCATCATCTAATTCACCATATGTTCCAAGACCGGTGAAAGAATTGGAAAATACTATTCCAGTTCCGTCATCACATATTATAGAAAACCAGTTATATCCACTATTTTTTATTTTGTTCTCGAGAAAAGTTGCGTATCCGTTTTCTGAAATCTGCGACAAGACTTCTTTAGGTATAACAATATATGCACGCTGCCCAATTACATCAGTACCATTTCCGTTTGTTACATCAGCACACATTATAATAGCATTTAACAATCGCTGATCGTTTTCGTTGTCTGTAGTCGAAACAGAATCTGAAGACGGAGTGTCTGAATCAGAAGTAGCTGAACTACTGGAAAGCTGCTCTTTTAACGAAGCATTTTCTGCTTTCAACTCCTCAATTTGTTTCTTTAATTCTTCCATTGTTTTCAATAGTTCTGTGTTTTCAGCTCCCTGGATCTGATCTGGCGCTTGAGAAAAAGCGTCTTTTTGAATTTGCAATGGATACGAAGCACCCGTGCCAAATGGAAATTCTGAAAAAGTTGTATTTAATACTTGAAAATCGTTTATTCCATAATCTGTTAAATCTTGTTCTCTGAAATGAAATTTAGCAACTCCTTTTTTCCCCGCAGCTATACAAGTGCCCCCAGAATATATGGTAATTTGAAAACCATCTATGTCTGAACCGTCTAAGCCAAAGTTAAAATCATGATCTGAATGATTTTGAATCATAAACTCTATTGCGTAATTCCCTCTTTCGTAAAAAATACGTTGTACATTTACTGTGTATTCTTCAGTATCACAAATTAGAGAAACAGGAGATTCGGCATCTATTCTTATGGCTTCATTGTCTGCAATAGTAGATGCAGTTTCAGAAGCAGCGTATACAAAAAGATTGTTTGAAATAAAAATATTTGAAATAAGACTACTTGCCAAAATGATAGCAACTGTTTTTCTTCTCATATGTTTATTTCCCCTTCCTGCTCCGGTACCACTCGAAGCTTATTATTTTGCTTTCTTAAGAGGTTCGACAGTATCTTCTTCCTGTCGCTTTAAACATTTTATGTACCCCTTCAATTCACCTCGAAATTCCAACTGCGCATCATGCGGAAGTTGGTGAAATAGTTTTAAAATATCTTGATCCTCTTGGGATATAGAAATGGATTTTTCACCAAGCAATATATAGTCAGTTGATACGCCGAAATATTTTGCTAGCTTAACAACGACATCACAAGAAGGCTTACTTCCTTTTTTCCAATCCGAGACAGAAGAATTGGAAATTTCCAAATCAGAAGTGAGCTTTTTGGCCGTAATTCCGTTTTCTTTTAATAATGCAAGGATTCTATCTAACATGAAACCTACCTTTCAATAAAAATTGGAAATATCCAAATAAAAGTATTGACAAATTGGAAATATCCAATTATTATTAAAAATGTAATAAACAAATGTTTAATGCAAAAAAAGAGAGAGTTACATCGATAAATCGGAGAGCAATGCTTTATTGTTTTCTTCAATCATGGCCGCCACAGCAATGATAAGAGCCTCAGCAGATGCTTCCGACATAACAGTGTTTCCGGCAGGAATACCGTTTCTTAATAATTCAGAAAGAATCCGGCGGTTTTCGTCACCATAACGTTTAAGTCCAATTCTTCTGAGATTATCAATCCAATTATCCATGATAACTCCTTTCTGATTATTTTAATGCAATCGCAAACAAATGTAAACAACAAATGTAATAAACATTTGTTGAAAACGGAGGTGATATTTTGAAGCGAAAACTGTCTCCATGGTGCAAAGAAGTAAAGAAAACCCTAATTGACAGAGATATGTCTGTCACGGAATTATGCGGTGAAGTTGGGATGTGCAGGAACTATGTGACAACCACCATAAATGGAAGAATGTATGCACCTGCACTTGCTGAAAAAATCAGCAAGGCTCTGGATATCGATACAGAGTACACAATTTAATTATCATAACTTGATTATACAGCTTATAGAAGGAGAGAAAAATGTCGAAATTTGCTACGAAAGCAGCGGCTAATATGTTTTGCCAGGCACGATATGAGGCGGCAAAGTCAAATGAACGTCTGAGCAGCAGAGAAGGTGCTGCGGAAGAAATAGGAATCGACCGTACAAGGTTAGCCAGAATCGAACTTGGGAGCACAATACCATATCAGGAAGAGGTCCTTTTGATGGCTGACTGCTATAAGGCACCGGAATTGAAAGGAAATTATTGCCGGGAGATGTGCCCGCTTGGAAAGAACATGCCGAAGATCGAGAATGCAGGACTGGATAGAATCAGCCTGAGAATGCTTTCTTCTTTAAAGAAGATAAACGAGGCAAAGGAATCACTTCTTGATATTACGGCAGACGGAATTATCTCAGAAGAGGAAAAACCGGAACTGAAAAAAATCATTCAGACATTAGACGAAGTAAATGAGATCACGCAGAATCTGAAAAATTGGATTGAGAGAAATCTGGAATGAGGTGCTTGGTATGGAAAATGCAAACGGTGTAATCAAAAAACTTACATCTGCGGAACGTTCTTACTATACAGCCGCTGAGGTCAGAGAAATGATGGGTGTGAGCAGGGATACGGCATATCGCATGATACGTTCCCTTAGATCGGACCTGATAGCCGATGGACAGCTTGCCAAGGGGTATCCGTCAGGGAAAATCCCCAAAAAGGCATTTAACAAATTATATATGATTGAATGAAAGGGGTGGATACGATGGCTTTTTACAGAATCTGTCCGGATTGCGGAGCGTATCTGGATCCGGGAGAACAGTGCAGTTGCCATGAAGAATGTCTGATCGAAATGGAAAGAAAAGAAAAAGCAACTGCATTTGTTGAAAAAATGATGAAAGAAGAAAAAAATGGCCAGCTTCGCCTGGCAGTATAGGAGGGAAAGATGCTGACAGCAAAAGATCTTGAAAAATATCATCAGGCCGCAGAGCGGATCCTGAATGCAATGGACAACAGCCCGGTGCCGATCAGCTGGCACGAAATGGACAGAATGGCATTGCAGAGCGTTATCGCAAAGGAATTGATTCTCATTGACAAGGAGGCAAGGAAATGAATGTATGCAAGGTGCCAGATATGTGCAAAGACATGGAATATAAGTATATCACAGAAGATTCCAAAACAAGGGTATATCTGTCCGTGGTGCGAGAATTCAATGAGGCAGAATATGAGAAATACTACATCCACAAAAAGAAAGAGAAAGTGAGAAAGAGAATCCTTTTTATTGCAAGAGCTTTGAAGTATGCACTTCCAGTCCTGGCAAGCACGATTCTTTACAATATGCTTTCAAATAAGCTTTATCTCGAAAGAGGAAGCCATGAAATTGGCTCAGAAATAGTTTTTGTTGGAATATTCGGCATCGCACTGTTTGGGTTTCTGAATTGGTTTATAGGAGGTGATGAACATTAAAAAGGTCTTGGATAATAAGGGGAAAGCGGAGTGTAGACGGCACCCACGATCCTATCCAAGACCAGTCAGAACTTTTAAAAACAGGTTATCGACCCTTTGTTTTTAAAGTCATCGTCATTTTATCACAAAAATAGGAGGTTATCAAGTAGATGAAAGAGGTTTTAGGAAGCTTGCCGGAAGTTATTACGGCATACAAAAATTACAATCTGCTGGTTCCTACAGCAACGGACGTGCAGCTCAATCCATTCTACAAATTCCATGTAGAAGAGGTTCCAGTCGATCTGGGTGAGAACAGCGGAGACATTTTCAAGGTTGGTTCAGTTAAGACTGGGAAGAAGGATGAGAGAGGAAAGGATATCTGGGAAGATGTGTTTTCCTTATCTAAGCCATTGCTCAACAAAATGGCTATGGCGGCCGGTATCCAGTTCAATCCCAAGGAAACCTATGGCGAACGCATTGACCGCGTTACATACCGTGCACAGGCTCAGGGCGCTATGCGCAAGGCTGACGGAACGGCCAGAACAGAAACCGATCAGAAGGTGATCTGTCTTGAGGACGAAGAAGAGAAGTATCGCATTGAGTTTGCGGATAAAGCTGCAAAAGGCATAACTGATGAAAAACAGGCACAGGCAGCTGCGGAAATTTTTTCTGGACAATGGGTGGAATCCAAGAATAAATGGGGGAAGAAATGCCAGGCCTTTGTGGTTGCGAAAGAAGATAGAGACAGATACGTTGAACGCTCCGTCATGGTCAACATGGCACTGCTGAAAAAGACCTGGGCCGAAAAGGCTATGACTGGTGCGAAGCTTCGTGTTATAAGAGCTCTGCTTGGCGTAAAAGGTACATACACAAAGGCGGAACTGCTGAAAAATTTCGCTATCCCAACAGTTATCTTTTCACCTGATTTCTCGGATCCACAGGTCAGGCAGGCAATGCTGACACAAGGCATGAACTCCGTGAACAATATGTTTGGTACACCACAGATAGCAGTTAAGAGCGTGGATTTCGAATCTGAAAGCACAGTATTTACTCAGGATGATCTGAATAATCCAGCATATGCTTCGGATACAGAAAACGAAGATGATTATCCACCAATGCAGGAGCCGGATATTGCTCCCGAACCGGAGCCAGAACCAGAGCCGGATAGATCGGCAGATTTCCAGTGTTCCAGATGCGGTGAGGTCATAAATGAAAGGGTTTACGAATATTCAATCAATAAATTCGGAGAGCCACTTTGCATTAAATGCCAGAGAGGAGGCGGGCGCAGATGAAAATAATAAAGGTATCAACAGAATTGGAAATGTCAGTACATGAATTTCCATCCGGTACCATCCGGGAACATAACAAAGCTCTGTGTGAACTTATCGGAAACGGCTGTGACCTTGTAGAACATGTAATGCCAAAGAGATTATACACAGAACTGAAAATGCCATCCAGCCCTGTTAAAGAACCAGGGAAGTGTGTGAGTATGCTGATCGATGAAGAGGGAAGACTGAAGCCGAACAAAGCAAATCTGATCGGAAGTTATCTTTACGAGTTTGATAAACATGGATGCCCCATTGTTGGAAATATTCTCTTTATCGGAGAAAAGATGGGAGATGATGGCGTTGAATTCTGCGGAATTAGCGAGGAGAACTTTTTACTTTTAGAAACGGAATTAAAGAACATGATCACAGCAATGAAGGCAACAGTAAAGGAGATGAGCAAATGAAAATACTTCATACTGCTGACTGGCATATTGGACAGTTTAAAGGACCTGTAGTGGACGGAGTAAATCTCCGTTCGCAGGATACAGTAAAATGTTTGGAATATATGGTACAGGTAGCTATAGAAGAGAAACCGGATATCGTTTGTGTATCAGGAGATATCTTTCATCAGGAACAGGTTGGCCCCGTGAGGTATTCAGACGAAATGATTACGGCAACGAACATCATTACATCATTAGCACATTTTTCGAAGTATGTGATCGTGATGCGAGGCACTCCAAATCACGATGGAGCTGCTCAGTTTAGAGTTCTTGAACGGATGCTGCTTAATATTAGAAATGTAGATGTTGTTACAGAACCAGGAGTAATAAAGACTCCATGGGCAGACATTGCCTGCCTGCCAGGATTTGACAAACAGGAGTTCAGAGCAAAATTCCCTGGTTTATCTGCAGACGAAGAAAATCTTGCATGGACGAAATATATTTCAGATATGGTTTTTGCATTGAGAGCAGAGTGTGAAAAGACACCGATTCTCATGGCACATTATACGGTTCCTGGTTGCAACATGGAATCAGGACAGACCTCCTTCTTCACAAACTTTGAGCCGGTCATTCCAAGAGAAGCTTTAATGGCCGCAAGATATGAGGCGGTGCTTCTTGGCCATATCCATCGCCCGCAAATCATTGAAGGATTTGACAATGTATTCTATTCCGGAGCGATCAATGCAATGAATTTTAATGATGAAGGACAGGATCGTGGATTCTGGATTCATGAATTTAATGAGAAAGGCACTCTGGTAAAAGGACATAGATACACTACTCCATACAGACAGTTCCACACTATCACCTGGGATCCTGATGAAGTTGGCGACTATATCCGTGAAGGGGCTATGTATCTTCACAGAACAGGCATTTCAGAAGATGTGACGGATAAGATAGTCCGGGTGCGGTATTCCTGCACATCTGAGCAGAAAAAGGCGCTCAACATTCCACTACTGCAAAAGAACCTGTATGAGCTTGGTGCATTCTATGTGGCAGATATTGAAGCAGAAAGCACTATTGACATCACGAACCGCGGGCTTCTCTCGGAGGAAAGCGACCCAAGGTTGAATCTGAAAAAATGGTTGGAGGAAAAGACATTTAAGAATCCAGACAAAATCGTGGAGCTTGCCGAGCCAATCATAGCAGAAGCCATGAAACAGAGTACCACCGCAGAGATTCACGGTGTGTTTAAGCCGGTATCTATTTCTGTCAGAAATTACAGAAACTACAAGGAAGAAAACTTTGATTTTTCAGACATTTCATTCTGCACGATCAATGGAGTAAACGGTGCAGGAAAGAGCAGCCTTTTCATGGATGCTATTGTGGATTGTCTGTTTGAAGAAACCCGTGAGGGAGACTGTAAGGCGTGGATCCGAGGTACAGAGGATGCAAGAAGCGGTTCCATAGAATTTATTTTCGACATCGGAGAGAAACGATTCCGGGTAGTCCGCACCAGAACAAAATCCGGAAAACCAACACTGAACTTGTCACAGTATCAGGAAGAAAGTGCTGACTGGATGAATCTGTCCAAGGAAAGAATCATTGACACACAGGATGAAATCGAGAAGCTTCTTGGTATGGATAGCATGACATTTCGCAGCTGCGCATTGATCATGCAGGACCAGTATGGATTATTCTTGCAGGCGAAGAAAGATGAACGTATTGCTATCCTTGGAAATCTGCTCGGGCTTGGAATCTATGGAGTAATGGAACTGGATGCCAGAAAGAAGCTTGCGGATGCAAGAAAGGAGCTTGCTTCTAAAAAAGAAGCCGTTCGGATCAAGACTGACTTCATTAAGGCTCAGGGAAATCCAGAGGAAGAACTGGAGACAGTAGAAAAAGATATTCATAAAAAGCAGGAAGAACTTGAAAATCTGGATGAATCCAGAAGAAAACTGCTCGAACGTCAGGAAAAAATATCTGAGGCAGAGAAAGAAAGCGAAAAAGCGAGAAGTGAATTAAAAGAATGCTCCGAGGAATGCAGTGCCATGGAACATGACCTGGAATATTCAAAGCAGACGCTGACAGCGTGCAATAACCTTTTGGAAATGGCGGATGTGATACGGGAAAAAGCAAAACAGCATTCAGAATTATCTTTGCAGCTTTCTGGCGTAGAAAAGGACGTTATTAAATACAAAAATGCCAAAGAGACATTGAACGGTTACACCGAAGAGGCTGACCGTTACCAGAGACTTATTGATAAGAGCAAGTTCCGAAACGACCAGATACGCAATCAGATTTCGCAGTTGACATTTAAGATTCCAGACGATCTGGAAGAAAGCCTTGACACACTGGCAAAGCAAAGGGAAGAAATCGAGCACCAGCAGGAAAAAAGATACCTGTATTCTACGGCTCAAAACGAATTGCACGAAATTGATTCATCCTATTCGCAGAAGATATCAGGAGCGGAAAACCGACGGGATTATCGACAGAAAAGAATTACTGAGATAAGACAGCAGGAAGAATTCATGAAGAATTCTGGGTGCCCGGATATCGAGAGCGCAAGCTGCAGATTCCTGTCGAAAGCAGTCGAAGATGTCAAAAGCCTTCCGGTTGAGCTGGACAATCTAAAAAAATGCGAGGAAGAGATTGAGATATTAACATCTGAGCGTGACAAAAAAATAGCCGACAAGCAGGAAGAGATTGAAAGAATAGGATACGATCCTAAACGCCTCGCTATTCTGACCGCATCTGTAACAGAACTTTCCAAATATGAACGCATAAAGAAAGCTGTGGAGCAGAACAAACTCGAAATTGCCCGTTTAGAGGCCGAAAAGGAATCGAACGATAAAAATATAGGGCAGTGCGAGGAGAATCTGCTACAGGTCAAATCAAAGGCTTCTGAGATAACGGAAACAGTTAATAAACTATCGAAATCAGTTGACAGACAGGAACAGATCAAACAGCAGATGGCTCATCTGCAGACTTATGTAGAACAGGAAAAAGAACTTCCTGTTTACGAAGAAAGAAAGCAGCATGTTCTTGAAAGGATTGAGAGCATGGAAAAAGAGATGGAAAAACTTACTGACAGAAAATTCATTCTCTCTTCTCAGCTTACTGGTATGGATACCATGTTGGAAAAAATGAAGGAAACATTTTCGACCAATATGGTGCAAGAAACAGACAGGCAGATTCGCAGTAACAAGGAAACTCTTGGAGAACTGCAGATTCAGAAGGGAGTACTCCTTGAACGTCTGGAAAATATCGATACCATGCGAGGAGAAATCTCCACGCTGAATAATGGAATTGCTGTAGCCGCCGGCAGAGCGGACTGTTACGAAGCATTAAAGCAGGCGTTTTCACAGGACGGAGTTCCGCATCAGATTATCAGGAACATCATTCCTCATATCACAGATACTACGAACAATATTCTCGGACAGATGACTGGTGGAACGATGGGAGTGGAATTCGTGATGGAACGTACCGTCAAAGGCAAGGACGGAGACAAGGCAACACTGGATGTTCTGATTAACGAATATGGCAAGACAACTCTTCCGTATGCTTCCAAGAGCGGAGGCGAGAAGGTAAAAGCTTCTCTTGCAGTTATCCTTGCACTGTCCGAGATCAAGGCAACAGCGGCAGGAATACAGCTTGGAATGCTATTTATTGACGAACCGCCTTTCCTTGATGATGAGGGCGCGCAGGCTTATGTAGATGCCCTTGAGACGATCCGTGATCGGTATTCCGATGTGAAGATCATGGCAATCACTCATGACGATGCCATGAAAGCGAGATTTGGCCAGGCTGTGACAGTAATTAAGACAGATGATGGTTCAAAAGTAATCTACTAAGCGGAGGAACTTATGGCGAAAAGATATTATTGGTTAAAGCTTCCTGACGGATTTTTCCGTCAGAAGGCTATCAAAAAACTTCGGAAGATTGCCGGAGGAGACACCTACACAATTATTTACCTGAAAATGCTTCTTGTAGCAATGAAACAGGATGGGAGACTTTACTTCGAGGGAGTAGAAGCAACATTCTATGACGAGCTTGCCCTTGATCTGGATGAAGAAGTCGAAAATGTCAGAGTGACGGTTATGTTTTTGATTCAGCAGGACCTCATGCAGTTGATTGACGAAACCGAATATTCGCTGTCAGAATGCGCTAAAATGACGGGTTCCGAGAGTACAAGCGCAGCTCGTGTAAGGAAATATAGAAGCAAAGAAGCGTTACAATGTAACACTGATGTAACGGGCTGTAACGAAGTGAAACAAATCTGTAACGGAGAGATAGAGAAAGAGATAGAGAAAGAGATAGAGAAAGAGATAAAGAAAGATAATAAAAACATTAGCTTGGAGCTTAAAGACTCCAAGCAGAACACGTTCATCTCTCTTCCGCTGGTTACAGGCTCAGGAAACTATGATGTGACCTTTGATTACCTCAATTCACTGAGGGAACTGTTTCCGGCACTGGATGTTGAACAGGAGTTTAGATCAATGGCGGCATGGCTTGACAGCCACCCTCGTAATCGCAAAACACCGAGAGGGATCAAGAGATTTATCACTGGTTGGTTAGAACGTTCACAGAATTCAATGCCTGCCTCCAGAACTCCTGTGACACAAGCGCCGGCCGCAACACGAAATATGTCTACCAGTCAATACATGGAGGCAACAGCTGGATGGTACAAAGGGACAGGTGATGGAAGTGACGCAACAGGAATTTGATCTTATCAGGGCTTCAATCAAAAGCGCATATCCGACATTCAATGTCATGCCAGATCAGTATAGCATCAGAATGTGGTACCGCATGTTGGGGGATCTGGATTACAAGCTTTGCGAAACAGCATTGATGGAACTGTTTGCCACTCATACATACCCGCCGCAGATATCTGAGATACGGGAGAAATGTGCAGAATACACAGTTCCACACCTCAAAGACCAGGGAAAAGCCTGGGGAGAAGTCCAGAAGGCCATCAGCCAGTATGGATATTACAGGCAGGAAGAGGCACTGGAAAGCCTGACACCAATAGTCAGAGAGGCGGTAAAGCGGCTTGGCTTCCGGGAGATATGCCTTGATGAGAACCAGGATGCTGTCCGAGCGCATTTCTTCAAGATATATTCAACCCTGATCGAGCGCAAGACGAATGATGCAAAGCTTCCTCCGAGTATTCTGGAAGCGAAAAATAAATATATTGCACAGCTTACCACACACGAAAATGCGGCAATAGAACAACAGCACCGGGACCAGATAGAAGAAGAACCAGAACGTGCGACACCAGAGTATATAGATATGCTAATGCGGGAACACGGATTCAAGAGGTGACAGCATGGAGCAGATAGAGAAAATACAGGGAACAGAGAAAGAATTCATAAAAGTCTTTCAAGAACTGTGTTACAGCCGGAGTTCATGGCAGGTGTGGGCCGATCTAATGGCGGCAATGGCTTGCACACTGGCGAATTCGGTGGATAAGACGGAACCGAGACACACTGCAAGAGAGAAAGAATATGCAGAGTGCATAAAACGCCTTGGCGGGGTAGAGAAGCCGGCCAAATGCTTTGCGATTGTGGTTGAGGCACTGGAACGCAATCCAGATCAGGACTTTCTTGGAAAACTGTACATGAGCCTTGAGCTAGGGAACCACTGGAAAGGGCAGTTTTTTACACCATACAATGTCTGTGAATGTATGGCAAGCATAACAATCAATGACAATGTACAGACATTGGAAAAACAGGAATGGATATCTGTCAATGATCCGGCGTGTGGAGCAGGAGCAACTCTTGTAGCAGCGGCAAACATATTCCACAGAAAAAAGATAAATTATCAGACACGGGTTTTGTTCACTGCCAATGACATAGACAGGGTAGTTGCCCAGATGTGTTACATACAGCTTTCGCTTCTTGGGTGCGCAGGCTGGGTGGCTGTTGCAAATACGATATCCAATCCGGTGTGCGGAGATCCACTGATGCCGGTTGAAAAGCCAGGACAGGAATTCTGGTACACACCGTTTTATTTTAGGGAAGAATGGAACTGTAGACGGCAGGTTCAGATATTTAAAGAAATATGCGGCTCATGGATAACTCCGATTGAAGAACGCAACCCTGGGAAGATTACTTTTTATTTTGATTTCGAGAAAGGAGAATACAAATGTCAGAACAGTTAAAACAGGAACTTGAAGCTGATACTGACCGTTTAGAGGCGGGAACGGTTGCAGGCAGTGAAACAATAGGGGAACAGGAAGAGAAACCGACAGAGGGCAAATTAGAGGCCCAGGAAGGCGATGAATCAAAGGAAGAGGATACAGTTCCAATGGGAAAAGCCTCTCTTGCTGATATTGTTTCCGGGATTCCAGCTCCGACAAAAGAAGAAGTTGAAGCGGCAGAAGCTGAAAACGCAAAGCCGGTAAAACAGAAAGCCAGAGAAAAGCTGGAAGCAGAAAAGAAAAAAGCAACTCAGAAGAACTTTGCGGATCCGGTCATTACTTACCTGATGAAAAGATGCGAAGAGGATCAGGGGCTTGCTGAAGATGTGATGCAGGAGGGAAAGACCTGGAACAAGTGCTTTAGTTATATCGTTGAACAGGCCAGGAAGCAGTCGAATGGTAGAAGTACAGCAGTTGAAGACCGGGTTGTGTATGAATGGGCCGAGGATTATTACCACAAATATGAAAAACAGGAACCTGTTAAAAAGGAAAAAGGTAAAAAGCCTGTGATAACAAAAAAGCCGATCGCACCAACAAAAACTACCAAAAAAATCACAGATAATGAGAAAAAATCACAGGAAACAAAAGATAAACCTCAGATTTCTGAAAAGCCAGTGAAAAAAGATGCTGCTTCTAAGCAGCGGAAAGCTGAAAAAACCAGTACCAAAAGCAGCGAACTGTCTGGACAGATGTCATTGTTTGATCTTCTGTAGGAGGCTGTCGCATGGAAAAGAGAAAATTGGCGAAGATTCCGAGAGAGGAAGCTACGGACGAAATGGTCAGGTTTGCCGAAAGAGCTGCGGGCACACATATTGTAACGACCAGAGATATAGAAAAAGATCTTTTGATGGTGACATTCTATCCAATCCGGAATTTGAAAAAAGGAGAAAAGAGCGCTCAGTTAAGAACGTTTTTTTCCAAGAATGATTACATATCACAGGATCTGACTGTTGAAAAAGTGAAATGGCTGACTGCAGCTTATGACAGAATGTATGATATCAGCCTTTATGAACATCATTGGGATTACAAAGAAAGTACAGGCAGATGGACGCCGAATATGTTCTTCTGGACGGATGCAGACATTGATCGTATGCGTAGTTTTTTCAAGGAATGGAGCACTGAGAAAGATGTAAAAGACTGGACAGCAGTGGAGCGTTTTCAGGATATGGTCAGACAAAAACGTCTTGATGAAAGACATGCCAAGGAGACAAATCCTATTGATTCAGTCATGGAAACGGTCAAGGAAATTCCGGAAGACTTCAAGAAATGGGTATCAGAAAAGGCGATGTCGTTCAGCAGATATCTTATCTACTCAGCAAGGTCAAAGAATGAGGCTCTGGTGCGTTGCACCCATTGCAATGAGGTTACATTGGTGGACAGAACGAAAATTCGATTGAGAAATAATGAAAAAGGGATATGTCCTCTTTGCGGGAGCCCGGTCACTATCAAGGCCAGAGGCAGGATGCCGATGCATATATGGGACGAAAGGATAGTTTCATTCATTGAGCCAAGAGAAGAGGGATTTCTGTGGCGATATTTTACGGCACATAGAGAAGTAAAGCCGGATGGAAAGATAAATGATGGATTATTCGAGATTGTAAGGACATTTTACAAATTTGCACCGAACGGAACGCCATGCACCAGCAGTTATGAATACAGAGAGTATAAACAGACTGGTATTGTACGGTGGTGCACAGATGAAGGATACAGAGCAAGTTCATACTGCACCTTATATCCCGGAAACCTGCCGGAAGCATGGAAAGATACTCCGATGAAATACTCGGCGCTGGAAATTTTGGCAGAGAATAGACCGAGTGAACAGATACATTATGCAAAGGCAATCAACAGATACAGGGAGTTTCCGCAGCTTGAATGGTTTATAAAAATGGGATTGTATAAACTGGCCGCACATCTGATCAACGAGTTTCACGATGGTGCTTTTGGGTATGAAAGCCGGAATGGAATTAGGGGACTGAGAAAAAGTGGAAAAACAATATTTGAAATTCTTGGCCTTACGAAGGAAAACACGCGAATACTGCAGTCTATTGATGGAAACATTGATGAACTGAGATTATTGCAGGAAGCGCAAAGCTCTGGTTACAACCTAAAAGCGGAAGAACTGGAACGGTTCTATAAACTTTTCGGATGCAACACAACGCTGATCCGGAAGGAGAACAGGAAATCGACCATCCATAAGATCTGCAGATATATTGAACGCGAAGGTGCTGATTATCGCGTGGGAGAGAGCGGACAATGTTGGCGATATTCCTATATGCAGTGTAAAGAAAGACCGGATATCAGAGAAGAACGTCTGCAGAATTGCGCTAAGGACTGGCTTGATTATTTGAACTGGTGCAAAGAACTGAAATATGATCTCAACAATATGTTCTTCTATTTTCCGAAGAATTTCAAGAAAGTACATGATCGGACAGCTGCGGAATATCAAGCATTGCAGGATAAAAAGGCAGCGGAAAAGAAACGCCGGGAAGATGAACGGATAAAGCGGGAAGCCGAGGTCATGAAAAAACTTCTGGAGGAAATGCTCAAAGAGAATGCCGGCATAGACAACGCTTTCTTGATAAAAGGAAAAGGATTGATATTGAGAGTGCCAAGAGATACACAGGAAATCAAGAATGAAGGAGCTGCCCTTCACCATTGTGTTGGAACTTACGTTGACCGAGTGGCCAAAGGGCAGACACACATCTTCTTTGTGCGCAGAGTGGAAGAACCTGATACACCATATTTCACAATGGAATATAACAATGGTCGCGTGATCCAGTGCAGGGGAAATCACAACTGTGGGATGCCGGCATCGGTAAAAGCTTTTGTAGCTGCATTTGAGAAGCTGATGAAAGAACGAGAAGAAAAGATGGAAAGGAAGTGCGGATAATGGCGAAGCAGAGCATCAGAAGTATTCGAAAAGGAAGCGTTCAGTGGAACGAAGAAGACCGATTGCAGATGGTTTCCATGCTGGCAAAAGCAGGATATGCAGTCCAGATTGTCAGAAAAGAAGTTCCCGGAGGCGAAAACAGAAAATCAGCTCAGTACGAATACGTGATCGAGTATGGAGAGAAGGTGGAGTGATGAAATTCATAGCACGAAAACCAGTTGTAAGAACGGAAGTTTACCGGAAATACGGATTCACATATGTGGAGCATAAGCCTTGTTATTGTCCTAGATGTAATCATGTGTTGAATGCGGGGCCGAACTTTCAACCGAAATATTGTAGCGAGTGTGGACAGAAGATTGACTTCTCCGAAGTGAAGTGGGAAGAAGAAAAAATCCTTGAACATGCAGGAAGGAGGCTGGCCAATGAATAAGAGCGGTATCGAATGGTGCGATCATACATGGAATCCAATTACCGGTTGTCGGCATGGTTGTTCTTACTGCTACGCTGACAAGATGTCACTCCGTTTTTGTGGAAATATGAAAAGAAATATGGTCCAGACAGACCAATATCGAATGGAGGGAGATCTGTTTGTCCTGGATAAACCGTTCATGAATGAGGATGGAAAGCCTGTCATATATCCATTTGGGTTTGAACCGACATTACACATATACAGATATGACACACTGGACAAGCTGAAACAGGGGCAAAATATATTTGTTGGAGCAATGGCAGACATATTTGGAGAGTGGATTCCTGACAGTTGGATAGAGGATGTCCTTTACACTTGTGCAAAACATCCTCAGCACAATTACCTGTTTCTCACAAAGAATCCGAAAAGGTACACCCAGTACGGTGTGCCTTCTGGGAAAGGGAATATGTGGTACGGAACAACTGTGACGAATAGTGAGGACATGGAACGGATATACCAGCTTCCAAACCTGTTAAACACTTTCGCCAGTATAGAGCCATTGCTCGAAGATATAGATGAAAACATTTCCGCACTGAAATATTTGAACTGGATAATCATCGGTGCCGAGACAGGACACAGGAAAGAGAAAGTGATTCCTGAATTCGAATGGATCAAGAGAATCGTTGTAGAAGCTGATTACAACGGGATACCGGTATTTATGAAAGACAGTCTGATTCCGATTGTTGGTGAGAAGAATATGCGCAGGGATTATCCGAAGGAACTGCAGATTCGAAAAAGAAGCGAGAAAGTCAATAAAAAACTCAGTGGCAACTGTATGTTGTGCGGAAAGACAGAAGATAAAAACAAGATGGTTACCTTGACAGCAAGAGCGGTCAGGGGCGGCAAGGCGACATCGTTTGGCCATATGTGTCATTCCTGCTTTGCGAAATGGCTGACTAGTCACAATATACCGGTGCCGGACCTGGAAAATAAAAAGGAGATTGAAGATGGCAAAGAGAAGCTGTAGAAGAACAACTGATGAAAACCTTATTCATAAAAAAGCTGTGGAAATGAGAAAGAAGACAGACGAACAGCTTGTGCATTATGTGGAAGATCGTGTGGAAAAAGCACGAAGTGAGGGCTTTAATTGTGGAAAAGCCAGTGCTCCAAAAACCGGAGAGGGAGCAAAGGAGTTTATCGCATTCCTTCAGCTGAATAAGATTCCGGGAATTGGAGCAGTAACAATAAACAAACTCATAAAGGTAGCGGAAGAAAATGGATACTTATAAGCGTTCGATAAGAGGTCTGCAGAGCAGATCTAACGGGGAACATTTTGAGGGAATGATAATTGCGGCATCCAGATTCTATGAAGAAAGAGGAATCGCAGCAGTGGATAAAACTCCGGAAGCATTTAAGGTACTGAAGGCAATGGACAGGAACAGAGGTCAGTTCATCTGCTGCTTCACTAAACAGGCTCAGCCTGATTTCAAAGGAATTCTCATGGATTCAACCATGATCTTGTTTGATGCAAAACATACGGACAAGGATAAGATCGGCAGAGATGTAGTTACTGCTGAACAGCAGGCGTGCTTTGAACGGTATATGAAGCTTGGAGCAATGTGCTTTTTGGTTGTGTCTCTGGAATTTAAAGAATTCTACCGAGTTCCGTGGGTGGTGTTCCGGGACATGAAGAAGATTTACGGACACAAGTACATGAACCGGGAGGAGCTGGAACCTTACAGGATCAAATATTCAAACGGAGTGGTGAAATACCTCGATGGTATTGTCCTCCGGGAAAGGAATGAAGATGAAAGTACAGAAGTATGAGATTGCCAGAGTTATTGACAAATTAAAAAGTATTGTGCAGAAGAATGACCAGTTTCCGGCTCTGGGAGGAATTCTGGTAAAGGACGGGTATTTAATCGCCTCCAACTCCGAGATCACAATGAAGGTCAAATTAGAGGCCTCAGAAGGCAGTTATTTTATTATTCCAATGAAAGCCTTTGACTTGATTAAAAATCTTCCAGATGGAGAAATCGACATCAGCGCAACTGACAAGAATGTAGTTATGATCAAGATAGGAGCAATTAAAAATAAATACCAGAGTTATCCTCCGGAAGAATTCAATTTTGATATTACAGAGGATCCGGAAGCGGATGGAGTGGAATTGAATGGCAAAAAGATCATGGAGGCTATAGGTCATGTTATTTATGCAGCAGCTGACGGCGGTGCGAATACACAGATGACCGGAATTTATTTTGAGGGTACAGACAGCGGAGTTTCCCTTGCCGCACTGGACGGGCACGTGGTCGCAGTAGATTCTGTTAAAGCAGAAGGCGCAAAGGACATGAAACTGATCGTGCCGAAGGCAACCGCCAAGAAGTTGATTTCCATGGGCGTGATCGACGATGTGACACTTACATACACCAAAAACAGTGCAGTATTCAAATCTGACGAATACACCATCTATACCAGATTGATCACAGGAAATTATTTTCCGTATCAGAAGATGTTTACTGATGGCGAAATCAATACATGTGCATCTCGCACGGCCCTGATCGGAGCAATGACCAGAGCAAAGATGTGTACAGAGGAAAAGCAGCCGGCAGTATTCCAGATAGAAGACGATGTGCTGAATATCAGTATTCGGGATAAATTGGCAGATTATCAGGAACAGGTACCGCTCCAGGAAACCGTATGCAAATCCATACGGTTGGGATTTGATTCCAAACTGGTTCTTGAAACGCTGAAAGCTTTTACCTGTGACAATATTGCACTGGGCTTCACCAGCCCAAGAACACCGATGATTGTGGAAGCAGAGGACAGCGACATGAAAGCCATGGTGCTTCCGGTTGCGATAAGGGAGGCGTAAACATGATTGAGATCATATCAGTAAAAGATATCAAAGACGCAACACCAGAGGAACTTGCAAATCTTCGCCGGAAGGGACTTCTTCCGGCGGAAGGAACCAGGAGAACATCTGGAAGACCTCTCAGCCCGTATGAGCGAACCAGAGCACAGGTGGCTGCTACTGGAAATAGATGGGCGATGGAAAACTTTATTGCCACGCACAGCTGAAAGGGGATGAAATAAATGAATTTGTATAGATATTATCAGCATGATGGATTCCGATGCGAAACTATAGTCGGAATTGTTAAAGCAAAAGACATGCAAGAGGCTGAAAAAATCGTAAAAAACCATTACGAAAAAGCATATCGAGGAGAATTCCAGCGCGATGGTTGGAAGCTGGAAGAAGTTGAGTTTTCCGATGATGGATGCAGCGAAATTTATTACGGGTGATTAATATGGCGAAGGCGTTATATAACTTATGCAAAAGGAATGGGACAGTGATGGAGTATTCCATCACTGGATCCGAAGTAGCTGAATTAATCAGCTGCAAAAGGCAGGACGTTTATAATTCTGCGAGCTATGGCCAGATGATCCAGAAAGAGTTTTACGTTGAAGTTGTAGACCGGCCACTGAGCAGAACGAAAGATCTTACATTGCTTTTGGAATATGACCGGGTTTGCAGAGAAATTCTTGAGAGGTGCGGATAATGAAAGTATATAAAGCAGTGCATGAGAGAGAAAACAAGTGCAAGGAATTGCACAAAGAGATGAATATGAATGTAGGTCCGACCAGACTGGTTCAGCCGGATTTTTACCTGTTGGTCGATGTGGACGATCTGCAGAAACAGGTGAATACCTTGGAAAATGAAGTTCATCGCATGAAAAGAGCAGAAGCAAGGAGGAAATGGCGTTATGGAAGAAAAAAATATTAAGATAACAATTAATGTTGAATGCTCGGAAAAATCTAGTGTAAAAAAAGAACAGATTGCGGGATATCTGCTGAGAGCTATTGCAGGAGTGACTGCAAACAATAAATGCCTTATTACAAATTATGTATGTGAAATAAATGAGAAAAAAGATGATAAGTTACAGAAGGAATATATTACAGAAAAACCTAAACTTACAAAAGACGAAAAGAGTTTTCTTGACGGACTGGATCCTTCATGGACTTATATGCTGAGAAATGGAAGAGGGCAACTATATCTTGCTAGAAAAGTTGAGTCTATGTACGGAAACCCATACAAATATTTGTATTTAGAGGGCATAACAAATGCAAAGTTTGATTTCATTGAAGCAGAAGACGAAAGCTGGTTGATTGATGATTTAAGAAAACTGGAGGTAAAAGATGAGGCTAATTGATATGGAATCGATTCCTATGATTCGCCACTATTGACAATAACAGTCTAAAAAATATGTCCAAAAGCATATAGGAGAAATGAATAAATGTTAAAAATAATACGGTGTGAGGGAAACGGGCAAGGTAGTTGCAAAAGATGTGACGATAAAGGCATCTGGAACAGGCACTGGACGTGCTTCTTATACAAGATAGAGGGGCAGGAAGGTTGCTATTGTGAGAAATGCATAAAAGAAATTATGAGGAAAGAGGGATTTGATTGAATGAACAGACAGATAGAAAGAGATATTCGAATATGTCCTTGCTGTAATAAAGAAGTAGAACGCGGTGAAATGGATTTTACCAGAGATTGTCATGGTATAGCATTTAGACTTGTATGCTTCTCTTGTTGGGAGAAGTTAATGAGAAAAGGCTTTGATGGAGAATATTATTCAGAATTGGATGAATGCATTGACTATGAGTATTGATAATAACAGCTTAAAAGCTACGTTTAAAAGCATATAAGGAGGACTAAACGGGAAGATGTAAATTAGAATGCCCGGACGGCGAAACAGAATGCTGCATCTGCTGCGAGAAACAAGGCGGTTGTGATAACCGGTGCGACATGATGGATAGCTATGAATATGCGGAGGAGCGCGAAGAATATGAGACTGATTGATTTATTGGCAACAATTGACACAGATGTTGAGAGCGACGAGAAAGTCCAGATATGCCATCCAGGAAGAAACTGGGAGGATTACGATGAATTTAGTGCCGGTTCAAAACTGTTGAAACCATTTTACGATTTAAAGGTAAAATCTCTATCTGCAATAAACACAGATGTGATTAGAGTTGATCTGGATTTTGATGAGGAAGGGAGATAAAAATGTATCAAGCATGTAGTGTTGTATGCAAGGTTGAGGATTTTAAGCCCGCAAGTAATAATTTCAGATCTGAATTTATCGGAAAAGATCAGACAGGTCGTAGACAGTATCGGGGGATAAGCTTCAAGAAAACGCAATTTGGGGATATCGAAGATATTAACTACTATCCATTGATGAAAGAGTTTATTGAAATTGCCGGAAAAGCGGAATTGTTGAAGACAGTTAAAGATTACTGCAGAGAACACTGTGCGTGGCTAAAGACAGAGAATGATATAGAAAATCATGCCATTGATTGTCTACTGTTAAAAGCATATGAATACTGGAAGGATTTTCCGAAACAGATGTCAGAACCGGATAAATGGATTTTCTATTTTGAGGGTATAAAAATGCTCTCTGGAAGCTTATGAGCCGAGATGATTATGCTTTTCACTGCACAGGATGCCGTTGTAATCATTGTGCAAACAATGTGGAAACAGGAGATAACTGTGCAGGGGAAGCGATAAAAGCCTGCTTCGTCTGTGACGAATGTAATTGGTATGATGGGAACTTGAAAAATAGAGATATGACATGTAAGCAGTGCGAAGATTATATTGTAACAAATCAACATGCTGAGTATTTAAGAAAAAGGATAAAGGTGGTAAAGAAATGAGGAAGATTAAGGAGAAACGTATGCAGAGTTATGTCCTTAGAGCCAGAAAAATGGTCCAAGAAGGAAAAAACAAAGAAGGGGCAGAAATGCTTAGTGAAGGCTTGAACTATTACAGTAAAAATATCATTAAAGCTCTTACGCCATATGCAACTGCAGACGCCGGAATTATTTCTATGGTCCTGCGCAACTTGGCAGATGGTATCGAAAAGGATAATCCAGGAGCAAAAGAACTTCGCATGTGGGCAGAAAACAACACCACAAAACCTGAATTGCAAGAAACAATTAAGGTAAAAAAACCCAATATGAGGTAGAAAATGACAAGAACTGAAACAACCAAATTCCTCGGAAAATTACTTACAGATACTCGCCTCGGAGGGGCTGGCTCGCACTGGGCCAGCGAGGTTAGTATTGATCCATGGACACCGAAGGCAAGGCGGGTGGACTACATGGAATTTTCTCCGGCGAATCAATGCTCTGTGTCAGGAATAGAAAAAGGCATATTCACCTGCTATGAAATCAAGAGCTGCAAAGAGGATGTTTATAGCGGTAATGGTTTGAATTTCTTCGGGGAAAAGAATTACATTGTAACTACGATGGCGTGTTACAAAGACATTCTGCCAGATTTCCGGAGTGGCAAATTTGCTAATTACATGAGTGAAAAGCACCCGGATTCATCAACTTATTACGGCATTATGGTTGCTATTCCGTTTTGGGGAGAAGCAACGGAAGAATTCAATGATCCTACACCATTAAGCGAGGATAGAAACTGGAAGTTGGAAATTGTATTGCCTTGCAGGCAGGGGATAAGAACGAAGTCTATGACAGAATTACTGTTCTGCATGCTGCGGAGCGGGCGTTGAGAGGAGGAATTAAGATGGCAATATTTCATAAAACATTGCAGTATCATGAAGATACAACGGAGAAAAGAGATATTTCGCAGGAAGATATAGAATTTCTGAAGAGATTACAGCTTGAGATGAATACTCAGGACACAACAGGAACAGCGGATCCTCGCTTCTGGGTTATTAAAGGCAGTGAGAGTGTGATCAATAATGAGGATCCGGACGAGCTGTGCTTGCAAGTAGATGGAAGCACAGTTACAAGTACAACGGAAGAAACGGTGAAGTATCTCAATGATAACATCTTGCCAGGCAACAATATCGATAGGGAAAACTGTAGAATTGAAACAGGGCATACACAGGATTTCGAGTTGACGTATATGGAGGATGGAGAAGAAGTGTATGAGGATTTGTCAACGCAGGAAGTGAATGAATTTCTTGCCAACAATGGACATGACGATACCATGATAATTGGTATTTCGATCAGACCATTTATGTACCCAAACACGATGTTTCTTACAGAGAAAGAAGCCAGGGAACATCTTGAGAGAAATTATTATCATTACTCAGAAGACGCACATACATATTGTATGGTTGCGTGGAGATCTCCGGAAGTAGAAAAATTGTGGAAAATATTACGGGAGATAAAATGGGATTGCAAAGGCAAAAAACTTGAAAGACATAAAGCTCCTAAAACTGCAACAGGGTATGAAATTGGATACGAAGATGGATGGAATGAGTGTCTTGAAAAAATAGTGGGAGGCGAGTAATTTGAAAAACTTGGAAAAATATTAGAAAACCATCGTATTTGGAACCATCAGGTGATATTTCCGGCGCATGCGGCAATGATCAAATTGCCAGATTGCGGAACCAGTAGTGTCATTTGGGACTGCATGAATGGCTACGAACATGTATCGGTTTCACCGAAAAAGAGATGCAATATCCCAACCTGGAATGATATGTGCGTATTGAAAGACGTTTTCTTTGGCGAGGAAGAGGAAGCGTATCAGATTCACCCAAAGAAGAGCCAATATGTAAATCATGTTGAAAACTGCCTGCATTTATGGAAACCGATAGGGCATGAAATTGATGAATTAGTAAAGAAAGAAGGTGAATAAATGAGAAGTGTATTATTTTATATTGCAGGAGCTGCTACAGTAGGAGCGTTTTTTACATTATGGTGTGCGATAGCAGTACAAAGAGTGAGAAAAGAGAGTGAAGCATCCAAGTACGGAGAGATTTGTGCGAGGATTCAGAAACAGATCGATGAAACAAGAATGAGAATTTCTTCTGTGAAAATGCAGCTTCATATAGCAGATCATGCTCTGGATCAGGCTCTGCTCCAGTGGAAGTACGAATACCTGGTTAAGCAGGAAAAGTGGCTTATTGAGCTGATGTGTGGAAAAAGAGAAGAAGAAAAACAGGAGGAAAAGCGATGAAGTGCAGTGTCAGCACATATTATAAAATCTTGGATGCAGAATTATACAACTTTGACGATGGTTATATGCGACTGAATGTTGATATTAACGCAAAAACTATCGACCTTGAAGAATATGTGAGCAAACAGAAAAAAAGCATTGCGGATATGTGTAATGTGCCGGAAGAAAAGGTAATTCCAATATCTCGATTAGAGTATGAAACATATACAGACGAGTAAAGAAAGGGAGCCCATATGTACAGTAAATGCCAGAAGTGCGGAAAGAAACTGACGGATCCGGAAAGTATCAAAAGAGGATATGGACCGGAATGTTGGAACAGCCTTACTGCACATTATTACCGGAATCCTGTTGACTGGGAAAACTACAGCGTACCTGGGCAAATGAACATCGAAGATTTTTTGGATATGGAAGGTGGGGACAATGGCAATAAGAAAGATATGCCCTGAATGTGGGCAGCAGTACAGCACCAGACCAGCAGTATCAAGAAAGGATCGGAAAACAGAAATATGTCCTGACTGTGGAACAAAGCAGGCACTTGACACCGTGAGGGACTTACTGGGACCGGGAATGACCGATCAACAATGGGAAGGATATAAAAGTGGATTCCTAAAAAAATCGAGGGAGGGACAGCATGGACAGAACACTTTATAATGCCAGTGGATGCAAGGACAAGACTGCTCATGATGCAATTTGCTCTGCATCAAAACCTCAGACGCAGGTTTTCAGATCTGACTGGACACGCAGAGACAACGAGGCAGATATGTTCGTGAAAATGGTGAAACGTCTGGCAAAAGGATTTAATTTTAAACTTTGCGACAGAATTCGATTTGAGGATCCGGAAACAGGAAAGAAATATTTGTGAGGTATGGCATGGACACAGAGAAAAAAGTACAATTCGTAGCACTGACAAAAGAGGAAATTGATGCAATGATTCAGCAGGCTGCCCTTGCCGGCGCACAGGTTGCGTCTGATGCAATGATGGTAGGGCAGAGAAAAAGCGAGAAGGAGAAGATTGATCGTCGTTTGCATAACACCGATTTGCTCCTTAGAAATTACAGAACTTTAAAGGCGAGCTACGAAAATGCCGTCTACAAGTCCAAGGAAGGGGAGGTTACAGAGGTACTGGAAGACATCATGACCATGAAAGATGATAAGGTCATAGTGGAGAGCATCAAAACTTCGGCCAAAAGAACCGCTATCATGGTGCAGCATATTGACAAAATGCTTGATGTATACCGTATCTATTGTAGCAAATTATCGGAAAAAGATAAGAGACGCTATAAGATTATTAAAGCCCTTTACATATCAAAGACGCCAATGACAATTGCAGAAATTTCAAAAAAATTTTCGGTCAGCAAGGTCACTGTATACGAAGATATCAAAATTGCGAAAGAGCGCTTATCTTCGCTGTTTTTCGGAATTGACGGTTTGAAGTTTTTTTAATAAAATCAGAATAACGGAAACTGTTAACTTAACATTGACTTAATAACGAAAATGGTGTATGATATGCGAGTAAAATTTTAATCAAAAGCCATGAGCCACTGGGGAAAAACCAGTGGCTTTTTTAATGCAATCTTGGGAGGGAGGAAAGGATAGAAAGATGGGAATGCTCCTTTAAAATATTTTAGAGGAGATTACGCATGAATGGAGTAACAATATTATTTGTATATGCAGTTATTATGATCCTGGCAACAGTGATCCTGACAAAGAAAGAAAAAAATGTGGAACGCTTCTGCGTTGGAAGCCGTTCTGAAAACTGGCTGATGTCGGCTCTCAGCATTGCGGCAACGTGGATCTGGGCTCCGGCATTATTTGTATCAACTGAAAAAGCATATTCCACCGGATGGGTCGGTTTATTTTGGTTTCTGGTCCCGAATGCTCTTTGCCTTGTGATATTCATTCCTTTCGCAAAGAGGATACGAAAGGAAATGCCGGAAGGAATGACACTGTCTGGTTACATGAAAGAAAAATACAAATCGGATGGAGTGAAAAGAGTTTACCTCTTTCAGCTGATCGGACTGTCTGTTCTGTCAACAGGAGTTCAGCTTCTTGCGGGAAGCCAGATTCTTAGTGCAGTAACAGGAATTTCGTTCAAAACCATGACAATTCTGCTTGCATGTATAGCAATTTCCTATTCGCTGTTCTCTGGAATTAAAGCATCTATGCTTACAGATGCTATTCAAATGGTATTCATGCTTATTGCATGTAGCCTATTTGTAATATTCGGAGTAAGAAATACAGGAACACAGGGCATTATACAGGGCCTGAGCGGTATATCAGGAGACTGCACAACGCTCTTCTCTGGAAAAGGAGTAGAGATTTTCTTAGCCTTTGGGCTTCCGACAACAATCGGACTTTTATCCGGTCCGTTTGGAGATCAGAGCTTCTGGCAGAGGGCGTTTGCAGTAAAAAAAGAGAAGCTGGGAAGAGCGTTTCTTCTTGGAGCAGTTCTTTTTGCAATGGTTCCGCTGTCAATGGGAATCCTTGGATTTATGGGAGCCGGTGCAGGATATCAGGCACAGAACCTTGGAATCATCAATTTTGAATTGATCCGCCACTTTTTCCCGTCCTGGGCAGTATTGCCGTTCCTTTTCATGATTGTTTCCGGCTTGCTGTCTACAGTGGATAGCAACCTGTGCGCAGTGTCTTCGCTTACGACAGATATTGCAGGAGGAAAAGACATCAGGAAGACCAGAGCTGCAATGGCAGTGCTTCTGATTGCTGGCATTCTGATTGCAAATATCCCGGGAATTACAGTGACACATCTGTTTCTGTTTTATGGCACACTGAGGGCGTCAACATTACTTCCAACAGTCATGACACTGAAAGGGATAAGACTGAATGCAAAAGGGATTATCGCAGGTGTGGTTACTGCACTGGCTGTAGGGCTTCCTGTATTCGCCTACGGCAGCGTTTTGAATAGTGGACCATATAAAACACTAGGAAGCTTGCTGACAGTCCTGTTGAGCGGAATTATCGCCTTGGCCGCTTCCGGAAAGGAGAGACGCTATGCTCGGTAGAAAACAATCCGTTCGAAATAATGAAGATTGGAAGAATGCGCTTGATCACATTGAAGAGACGGTGTCAAAGAAAGAACTGGATTCCCTTGTGAAAAAGACAGTGAAAGACATCAAAGAGAAATGCAAAGGGAAAAAGGCAGCCTATGCATGGAGTGCGGGAAAAGACTCCCTGGTACTTGGAGAGATATGCGAGAAAGCCGGCATTGATCAGAGCGTCCTTGTAAGGTGCAATCTGGAATATCCGGCATTTATTGCATGGATAGAGCAGAATAAACCTTCTGGCCTTGAGGTTATCAATACCGGACAGGATATGGAATGGCTGAAAAAGCATCCGGATATGTTGTTCCCGGATAAAAGCAATAAGGCAGCACAGTGGTTCCATATCGTACAGCACAGGGGACAGGCACGATATTATAAAGAGCATCAGCTGGAAATACTTCTGCTCGGACGCAGAAAGGCAGACGGCAATTATGTTGGAAAAGATAATATTTACACTAATTCAGCCGGAATCACCAGATACAGCCCTCTTGCAGAGTGGAGGCACGAAGATATCCTTGCATACATTCACTATTATGATGTGAAGCTCCCGCCCATATATGACTGGGAGAAAGGATATTTATGCGGTACACATCCATGGCCTGCCAGACAGTACATGGAGACAGAACAGCAGGGCTGGAAAGAAATTTACGACATTGATCAGACCATAGTTGAAAATGCAGCACAGCATTTCGATGGAGCCAGAGAATTTTTAAAAGCTATCAAATAGCCGGTTGCAGCCGGAAGCCATTGCCCTTCAGAAATGGAGGACAAAATGAACGTTACTACAAAAAGGCTGGATGCCCTTAAACATCCCAAGAAAAACGTTAGAATACATTCCGAACAGCAGATCAGAGAGCTGAAACGCTCCCTTGAAAAGTTTGGACAGACCAGAGCAATTGTTGTGGATGAAGACGATACGATCTTGATCGGCAACGGCTTATACGAAGCTATGGTAAGCCTTGGATATCAGGAAGCAACCGTATATGTAAAGACGGGGCTTTCAGAGAATGATAAGAAGAAGCTTATGATAGCAGATAATAAGACCTATGCTCTTGGAATTGACAATCTGGAAACCCTGAATGAGTTCCTTGAGGAACTGCAGGGGGATCTGGATATCCCTGGATATGATGAAGAAATTTTACAGCAGATGGTCGCTGATGCAGATGAAGTGACTGACAAGCTCTCGGAGTACGGCACATTGGATGAATCTGAGATTCAGAAGATGAAAGAGGCAAATGAAAAGAGAGGGCAGAAAGCAACGCCAGAAGAAACACCGGACAATAATTCGGAGAACAGTTCGGAAAAGCCGAACACTTCGGATAATTCGACAGCAGAAGGACAGAGTACCACTGAAACAGAACCGGAGATCACAGAGACCAGAAGGTTTGTTGTCTGCCCTAAATGCGGTGAGAAAATATGGCTGTAAAACGCTGCGAATCAAACATTGATGTTGTGAGGGCTGCGGAAATCCGAATAAAAAATGTATTTGGAAATGGCCTGCCAGTGTTCTTTTCCTTCAGTGGCGGAAAAGACAGCTTGTGTGTGGCACAGCTGATGGTGAATCTGGCCAACCGAGGCGAGATCAATATGAAGCAGCTTACCGTACAGTTCATAGATGAAGAAGCAATATTTCCGTGCATGGAAGATATGACAAGAAAATGGCGCCGCATCTTTATGATGATGGGGGCGAAGTTCGAATGGTTTTGCGTGGAAGTAAAACACTTCAACTGCTTCAATGAACTGTCGAACGATGAAACCTTTATCTGCTGGGATTCCACAAAACAGGATGTCTGGGTACGGCAGCCACCTTCCTTTGCAATAAGGAACCACAGGCTGTTACGGCCGAGGATCGATGCTTATCAGGATTTTCTGCCAAGAACAACTGTGTCAGGCATTACAATGGTTGGAATCCGAACTGCAGAGTCGGTGCAGAGGCTTCAGAATATTGCATCAATGACAAAAGCAGGGAACAAAATGACTGCGAAAAAGCAGGTATTTCCGATCTATGACTGGACAGATAATGATGTATGGCTGTTTCTTCTGAGAAACCATGTCGATATCCCGGAGATATATCTGTTTCTCTGGCAGTCTGGTTCAAGCAAGAGGCAGATGAGAGTATCTCAGTTCTTTTCTGTTGATACGGCCAGAAGCCTCGTGAAGATGAATGAATATTATCCGGACCTCATGGAGAGGATCATTCGGAGAGAACCAAATGCCTATCTTGCAGCCCTGTACTGGGACAGCGAGATGTTCGGCCGAAGCTCCAGAAAAAGGAAAGAAGCTGAAAAAGGGCAGGAACAGAAAGATTATCGGCAGGAGCTGATTTATTTATTTAACCACATGGACGTATTCTTTGATACTCCGCATAAAAGGCATGTGGCAGAACGATACCGCAACTTCTTTATGTCGGTATCAGCCATAGCAACAGATGCAGATTATAAGCATATATACGAAGGACTGATATCCGGTGATCCCAAAATGAGGGCATTCCGGGCATTGTACCAGAGAATATATGGACGTTACATCAGTGATGCGAAGAAAGGAGAACGACATGGATAATAAATTATCAGCACCATTATCTACCTTGCAATGGGTAAACAGGGATTCATTAAAGCCAAATGACTACAACCCGAACAAAGTTTCGAAAGAGAATCTGAAACTGCTCATACAATCTATTCTCACAAACGGATGGACACTTCCTATTGTTGTTCGTCCCGACATGACCATTATTGACGGATTCCACAGATGGACGGTCGCAGGAATGGAACCATTACGTTCTAAACTCGACGGAAAAGTACCGGTGGTTGTTGTGGAGCACAAGGAGCATTCAGAGGATATTTACGGTACTGTCACGCATAACAGGGCAAGAGGTACACATTTGCTCGAACCGATGAAAAAAATCATTAAAGAACTTATGGACGATGGCAAAACCGTAGAAGAAATAAGCAAACAGCTTGGAATGAGGCCGGAAGAGATCTTCCGATTGTCTGATTTCTCAAAAGAAGACTTTTTGAAGATGATGACAAAAGGGGTGACAGGCTATTCAAAAGCTGAATTTATCACAAAAATTTAATATTGTTCTACGATATATAGAACAGAAAGCGGGGAGAGGGAGTGCAACCTCTCCCTTTTGCATATGCCGAAATAAGATGATGGAGGGGAGGGGTGTCCATTGGCAAGGGCAAGAAGTCCCAACAGCATTGAAGCTGAGGAAATGTATAAGAACGGGATGAAACTTGTTGACATTGCCAAGAAGTTGGACGTCCCGGCCAGCACAGTTCGGCGGTGGAAATCAACACAGAATTGGGACGGAAAGACAAAAGGAAAGAAAAACGAACGTTCGCAAAAGAAAAAAACGAACGCTCGCCATAAAGGTGGACAGCCTGGAAACAGAAATGCAGTTGGAAATAAAGGCGGTCCACTGAAACCGGGAGATAAGATTGCAGAGAAACACGGAGCATATTCCTCTGTATATTGGGATGTCCTTGATGAGTCTGAAAAAGATATGATCGAAGATATCCCGATGGATGAAGAAATGCTCCTGATCGAACAGATTCAGCTCTTTGCCGTGAGGGAAAGAAGGATCATGATTGCAATCAATAAATACCGGAACATGAAAGGTGAAGTATCCCTGTATGGATTCAACCGAAGCGAAAGCAAAAGGACATTCAAAACAGAAGAGGATAAGCATCTCTATGAAGAACGCATAGAGAAGAAAATATCTGCTGAAGAACGTCTGCCGGGAGATATGTATAACATGCAAACCACAATGGAAAACAAGGACAATATGATTGCCAGACTTGAAAAAGAGCTGTCAACTGTACAGTCAAAGAAGACCAAGGCTATTGAAGCACTTGCGAAGCTGAGACTTGAAAAGCAGAAGATAGCTGGAGAAAGCAAGGGCAATGAGGTTGTTCGTGCATGGGCCGAAGCTGTGGTAAAAGCAAGGGAAGGAGAGAACAAAGATGGATGATATTCAGTTCTCTGAATTCCTTGATGAAAGCATACCGCTGTGGCGAAATGATCCGGTTATGTTCTTCCGGGAGGTGCTCAGCTTTGAACCTGATGAATGGCAGGCGGAAGCTGCAAGAGATTTGGCGGCAAACCCGAAGGTCAGTATTAAATCTGGACAGGGTGTAGGAAAGACTGGTCTTGAGGCAGCAGTGTTCCTGTGGTTTATTACCTGTTTCCCATATCCAAGAATCGTTGCGACAGCACCAACCAAACAGCAGTTGCACGATGTCCTCTGGTCTGAGATTTCTAAGTGGATGAGCAAGTCTGAGTTGCTCTCCATGCTTCTGAAATGGACAAAGACCTATGTTTATATGGTCGGCAATGAAAAGCGTTGGTTTGGTGTTGCCAGGACTGCTACAAAGCCAGAGAACATGCAAGGCTTCCATGAAGATAACATGCTTTTTATCGTTGATGAAGCTTCCGGTGTTGCGGATCCGATCATGGAGGCTATCCTTGGTACCTTATCTGGAGCAAACAATAAACTTCTTCTGTGCGGAAACCCAACACGAACATCTGGAACATTTTATGATTCACATACCAGAGACAGGGCACTGTATAAATGCCACACTGTATCATCTGCAGACAGCAGCAGAACAAACAAAGAAAATATTGATTCGCTCATAAGGAAGTATGGATGGGATTCAAACGTAGTGCGTGTCCGTGTCCGTGGAGAATTTCCGAATCAGGAAGATGATGTATTTATTCCGTTAAGCCTGATCGAGCAGTGCAGTAGCAAATTGCTAGAACTTGATGATACGGACGGGATGCAGTTTGTATCACTGGGGGTGGATGTGGCCCGTTTCGGAGATGATGAAACGATCATATATCGTAATTATCATGGTCATTGCAAAATAGTCCGAAACAGGCGAGGACAGAACCTGATGGCCACTGTAGGTGACATCGTAAAGGAATTCAAGAAGATATACAGAGAATATTCAAAGTATGAAGGCAAGGTGTATGTACAGATTGATGATACCGGCCTTGGTGGAGGTGTTACCGACCGACTAAAGGAAGTCCGGAAAGAACAGAAGCTTCACAAGATGCAGATTATTCCGATAAATGCAGCAGAAAAGATTGAGACCGATACGGCAGCGGGTAAAGACGCAGCTGAAAGGTACAATAACCTGACCACCGCCATGTGGGCCAGTATGCGAGACCTTCTGGATAACAAGCAGATTGTAATTGAAGACGATGAGCAGACAATCGGCCAGCTTTCCTCCAGAAAATATACAATGGCGAGTAACGGAAAGCTTGAAATCGAATCAAAAAAAGAAATGAAGAAAAGGGGTCTTGATTCCCCTGACCGGGCAGATGCTCTTGCTTTGGCATTGTATCTCGGAAAGATCAAGAAACACACAGGTACAGCACCTGGAGTTAAAGAATTGCAGGAGCTGACAAAAGACAATTATTGGGGCTGATATAGCCGGAAAGAGGGGTGATGAAGATGAAAGAGTATGGACGGATTGGACAGAAACGCTGGGAAGGACAGTTTTACGAGGAATTTCTTCCAGAACTGTCTGGAATGCGTGGCATAAAAGTATTTCAGGAAATGGAAAAGAATGACGATACCGTTGGAGCCATTCTTTTTGCAATTAAGATGATGATCCGGCAGGTTGAGTGGCATGTAGAGCCGGGAGGTGACAGTGCCAAAGACAAAGAAGCTGCAGAGTTTGTTGAAAGCTGTATGGACGACATGCAGGCCACATGGACAGATACCATTTCGGAAATCCTGTCATTCCTACCTTACGGTTGGAGCTTCCATGAGATTGTATATAAGCGCCGAATGGGTAAAACAAAGAATCGGAGATCATCAAGCAAATACTCTGATGGATTGATAGGCTGGCAGAAACTTCCTCCGAGAGCACAGGATACGTTATATCGCTGGGAATACGATGATAATGATAACCTCATAGGAATGACACAACAGCCGCCTCCTGATTACGGACTGCTGACTATTCCGATCAGTAAAGCAATGCTGTTCCGAACGGAAAGTGCCAAAGATAATCCGGAGGGGCGGAGCATTTTGAGAAATGCGTACAGATCCTGGTATTTCAAAAGAAGGATTCAGGAGATAGAAGCTATCGGAATTGAGCGTGATCTTGCAGGTCTGCCAGTTATTCATGCTCCTGAAGGCTTAGAAATATGGGATAGTCAAGATCCCGAATTGGTTAAGATTAATGGAGCGCTTATTACCATGGTAAAGAACCTTCGCAGAAACGAATCTGAAGGGCTTGTTCTTCCGCATGGATACGAAGCAGAACTTCTGAGCACCGGAGGGACAAGACAGTTCGATACCAACGCAATCATAAACCGATATGACACGAAGATTGCCCAGACAGTCCTTGCAGATTTTATTATGCTTGGACATGAAAAGACTGGAAGCTTCGCACTAAGCTCTGACAAGACAGAATTGTTTTCTGTTGCGCTCGGAGCTTTTTTAGATGTTATTTGCGAGACATTCAATAACCAGGGCATTCCTTCGTTGATAGATATCAATGGTTCCCATTTCGATGGGATTGAAGATTATCCACAGCTATCACATGGCGATGTTGATAAGAGAGATATTACAAAACTGTCAACATTCTTGAAAGATATGGTTGGCACAGGAATCCTGATACCAGACGAAGAATTGGAAGATTATGTCAGGGAAGCAGCAAACCTTCCGGAAAGAACGGAAGTTCCAGATTCCAGAGAAAAAGATGAACGGCGAGAAGCGCAGCGCAGAGCACCAGAAAAGACAGTAAACGAACCTGATGGACCAGAGGTGGATCCAGAAGAGAATCAAGATGCTGAGGAAGCCAAGAAAAGGTTAGGCAGGTGATTTGATGATGCGAAAAATACGGCCAAGATCAAGGGCTGTTAAAAAAAGCGAAGAATCACAGAGAGTACTGGATGCGCTTGACGTTTATCTTGAAGGGAATGTGGATGAACCAGTAAGATGGCTTGTTCGATTCTGGCAGGATCAGGCAGCAGTCATGCTGTACAGAGAACTGCGAGAAATCGTAATAGGAGAAACGGATCCGGAAAGCCTTTTTGATATATGGTTCCAGGATTATTCGAAGATGCTGTCAGAAAAAATGACACCTGTATGGGAACAAGCGTTTCTTGAAGGGTGGAAAAACAATTCCCTCTTTTGTGGAGCAGAAGATGTAATAAGCTCTGAGAGCTGGGTTCGAAGCTGGATTGTTGATCATACGGGAGATTTGATAACAAATTGCTGTAATGAGCAGGTGGGCGCAATCCGGTATCTGATTGCTGAAGCTGAATCTCTTAATATGAGCAGTGCTGAAACGGCAAGATATATCCGGCCGACAATAGGACTAACAGAGAGACAGGCTGCAGCGAATCTCAAATATTACAACTCCATCAAGGAAAGGCTGACAACAGATCATCCGAGAATGAAACCTGAGTCAATTGAGCGGAAAGCGAGGGAAGCTGCTTCGAAATACGCAGAAAGACAGCAACGGTATAGGGCAGAGACTATAGCCAGATCGGAAATAGCGCAAGCCTATAACCATGGTGCAGATGCCTTTGTGAGGGAATCGGTAACTGCAGGGAACCTTCCGGAGATGGAAAAAGAGTGGTCAACGGCTTTGAACGGCCATGTCTGCGCATCATGTGCAGCTCTTGAAGGAACTAAGATAGGAATGGATGATGAATTCAAAACGGTATCCGGAAGGAGAGAAATCACAACGTCTATTCCACCATTACACCCGCGCTGTAAATGTGCGGTGAAGTATGTGAGGGTGAAAAATGAAAACATTCAATGAAATAATGAAAATAAGGGACGAACCGGTTGGAAAGCCGGAGGTAACAAAAAGAAAGTTCCAGGTAAAGAAGACAAATAATGAAAAAATGCAGGCATTCGGCTGGGCTAGTGTTGCCATTGCTGAGAATGGAGAAACTCTGGAAGACTGGCAGGGCGACATCATAGAGCCTGATGAACTTGAAAGTGCCGCTTACAAGTTTGTTGATCTCTACCGGGAAGGTGGAGAGATGCACGAAAGAGGCGGGGTTGCTTATCTGATCGAGAGTGTTGTATTTACGGAAGAGAAGATGGCGGCAATGGGAATCCCAGAAGGTACACTCCCTGTTGGCTGGTGGATTGGCTTCCAGGTTACAGATGCGGATGTTTGGGAGAAGGTAAAAGATGGAACTTACAGCATGTTCTCCATTGAAGGGAAAGCAGAAAGGGTAGAAGTAAACAATGAATAAGTATATTGGAACAAAGCTTGTTGAGGCAGAAAAAGCAACTCTTGCAGAAGCACAGGCATTAAAAACAGGTGCCTGCGATACCATTGAAGAAGCAAGAAGAAGGTTTGGAGGTTCAGATGATGGCAATCCGGGATATGTAGTTAAATATCCGGATGGATATATCAGCTGGTCTCCGAAAGATGTGTTCGAACAGTCTTATATGCAGGTTCAAGAGGATCCGAAACTGATATCTGGCGTATTAATAGGAGAACACATGGTGAATGATTTTATCAGTTACACCAAAACCAGTACCGTAGGTTATAAGACGGTAATGGTTCGTTGCGTACTTCGAAATGGTTTTGAGATCATTGAAACATCTACATGTGTAGATGCTCAGCTCGGAGAAGAAATCTGCATGAAGAAGATAAAGGATAAGATCTGGTATCTTTTAGGATTTCTGCTTCAGACAGCGTGGCACGGAATTAAATAAATGTGATCAATAGGCATCCGAAAGGGTGCTTTTTTGATAAATAAAAGCGAAAGGAGGAAGCATTGTGGCAACAAAACTGAAAGGCCTGGAAGTAGGTAAAGTAGATTTTGTTGATGAAGGCGCAAATCAGAGAGCTGACATTAAACTGCTGAAAGGCAAGAACAAAGCAGAGGAAACACCAGACCCAGAGATCGGACTGTTTAAACGATTCCTGAACTGGATCAGCGGAGAAGTGCAGAAATCAGCTACAACCTTCGATGAACAGATCAACGCTGTGAGCATGGACGCAATCCGGGATGAAATCTGGTCCGTATGTTACGCCATGCAGAATTCACTTAATTCAATCCTGTGCGACCCAGAACTGGACAGCAGCGGGAAGCAGAGTGCAATGGATACAAGCATTGAACAGTTCGCTACAGCTATGAAGGAATACATTCCCGGATGGGCTGGCGGAACATCTGCAAAAATCAAAAAGAATCTGGATGCACCTGACGAAACAGATCTTCCTATGGTTATGAAAGCACATAGCAATCTGGAGGAAATCATTCAGAAATCCGTAGAAACGAAAGGAGAATTGGAAGACATGATTAAAATCGACAAGTCAAAAATGTCTGCTGAGGAAAGAGCGACATATGATGAACTTATCAAAAAGTTTGCCGTAGAGACAAACGAGGATCCGTCTATCGAGAAGAAAGCACCGCAGAAATGCGAAAAAGAGGAAAATCCAGACGTTCTCGATGATGAAGGAGCTAAAAAGAAAACAGATACAAAGAAATCTTTTACACCGCCAGAACAAAATACTGACGATGATATTTACAAAGGACTGCATCCTCTTGTGAGAGAAAAGTTGGAAGCTCTCGAGAAAAGAGCGGAAGAAGCGGAAGACAGAGAACTTTATGCAGTTGCTAAAAAGTACGAAGTTCTTGGAGAGAAACCGGAAGAACTGGCTAAGTCCTTGAAGACACTGAAAAGTGCAGGCGGAACTGCCTACAATGACATGATCAGCATTCTCGACAGAAATGTGGCAATGGTCAACAACTCTGGAGTGTTCGGAGAAATCGGTAAATCATTCTCTGGCGGAACTGCTGCAGTCAAGAAGTCTGCAGCAGAAGGAAAAATCGATACGATTGCAAAGGGTTTGATTGAAAAAGATCCTTCCATGCCATATAACATGGCACTGGCAAAAGCCTGGGAAGCACATCCGGAGCTTATGGCTGAGTACGAAGACGAAGCCGGATACTAAGAAGGAGGCGAATGATAATGGGTAAAAATTTTAATGGAACACAGATCAACCAGTCACCAACTATTTCCGAAAAGGCAGGAGCAGATGTTGCTGATATCCGTAACCTTATTCTGAAATACGATACTGATGGTAATGTGGTTGTCGCTGCCGATGGCACAGCACCTCTGCTTGGCGTTTCTATTATCGAAGGTGGATATAATGACATTTCCGGTGCAGAAGCTGGAAAAGTTAAAGAGGGCGAAGACGTTGATATTCTGATCAAGGATATCGGATTCGTCATTGCTTCCGCTGAGATCAAGAAAGGGCAGGAGGTTACTGCGACCACCGGAGGAAAAGCAGCAGTTGCGGCAGCTGGCGATTACGTAATCGGTGTAGCTCTTAACAATGTATCTGCCGGAGGATACAGCAGACTGCAGCTTTCTAAATACCAGAAGGCAAAAGCATAATCTTGATAAAGGAGGAAAATATTAATGAGAAACACAGCAGCAGGAATCCAGTCTGAAATCGCAAAAGGCGTATTCAGACCCCACACAGCACTTACAAACATGGCTCTGGCATACTACCAGAATGCAGCTAACTACTTTGCAAAGGCTCTTTTCCCAACCTGTCCGGTAAGCCTTTCTTCTGATAACTACTATGAGTTCAGCAAGGAAGATCTGCTGAGAGATAACTGGAGAAGAAAACCTGCTTATGGAAAAGTTGATCCTACAGTAGTAGGCGAGAGTATGAAACCTTATGTATGCCAGGTAGACCAGATGATCATGGGAATCGACCAGATTCGCCAGACCGATCTCAGCAGAAGACAGGGACCAACCACAATGCAGCCGAAACAGCAGAGAGTAAAAACCATTGCAGAACAGGCAAATATCCATCAGGATCGTCTGTTTGCGGAAAGCTACTTCAAAGCCGGCGCATGGAAGAATGAACTTGAAGGAGTAGACAATACCTCTCCGAGCACAAACCAGTTCATTAAATTCAGCAATGCAAACTCTGATCCTATTGCATTTATCGATAGCGAGAAGACAAGCATGAATCAGCAGACAGGACGCATGCCGAACCGTCTCGGTCTTGGTATCAATGTATTCAATGCCCTGAAGGTGCATCCGGCAATCCTTGAAAGGGTTAAATATGGCGGAAGCACTGCAAACCCAGCGTCTGTAACAGAAAATGTTCTGGCACAGCTCTTCGGAGTAGAAAAGATCGTGGTGCTTAAATCCATCATGAACAATGCCAGCATGGGAGAAGATGAAAATATGCAGTATATCGGAGATCCGGATGCATTCCTTCTTGCCTATGCCACAAATGCACCGAGCATTGATGAACCGTCTGCTGGTTACATTTTCACTTGGGATATGCTTGGAAATGGACAGATACTTCCGATTCTGAACTATCTTGGTGAGAATGGAACACATACAGAATATGTAGAAGGACTTATGGCAGCAGATATGCATAAGACATCCGATGATCTGGCGAGATTCTACAAATCTGCAGTCTAAGGAGGTGCCATATGAAGCTTGTTGCAAATAAACCATGCACTCTGAGCGGAAAACGATACTTCATCGGAGAGGAAATCCCGGCCGAAGCAGTCACTGATCCGGTAGCTCTTGAAAAAATGGGAGTGCTGACTGTGATTCGTGACGGTATTCCGGTTGAAACGCTTGAGGAATGCGTGGCATCAGTCGGAGAAGTATTCTTCAAAATCGAAATCGTAAAAGGAGATAAGAGCTTCGATTTGGACGTTACAGAGTCTCAGCTTCAGGAAGCAGTAAAAACTATGCAGATGAACCAGAAGGATGCTGTAGCTCATATTAGAGACACTGTAGAGGATAATGCAGTGCTTATCTTTCTGAATGCAGTAGATTCGAGAACTGCTGTAAAGAAAGAAGCTGAAACTAAGGCGAAGAGCCTTGGGGAACTGGAGAAAAGCGCAGGTGATGCCTGATGCCTGGAACATATCAGTACGAACCGGGGAATATTGCTAAATACGGAAAAGACCGTATGCGTTTTGAACTCGGAGATGTAATGGTCGAGGGAAAAGAAAAGACTTGTGCGCTCTGCGATGAGGAATACAATGCGGTACTTCCAGAAAAGATTCCGACTACAAGACAATGGAAAAAGGCAAAACTCCGATGCCTTGAAAGCATTATGCGCAAGTTTGCGTTTGAACCTGATACGAAAGTAGGCCCGCTCTCCTTGTCCATGGGAGAACGGGCGAAACTATGGAAAGAAATGTATGAGGACCTGAAAAAAGATCTGAAAGCCAGTGCAGCTTCGGTAGAAGCAATTCTTCCGTTGGCAGAAAATCCAGAAACAGGGCGGATAACACCGCCTTATTTTTATGCCGGAATGATGTCACATGAGGAGACAGAGGGGGAAGATATATGATGTTCGGAAACGTAATGTACCTTCGCCCAGGAAATCTCTGGAAGAGCTTCCGGGTATTGAAGATGCATGTGGACAATGTAGATGGATATGCAAAGAACTCATATGAGGACACGGGAACTATAGTGGATGGAATTCTTGCACAGGCGACTTCGAATGAGAGGGAGCTGACAAAACACCTATGGGACCAGAAACTGCATTCTCTAACGCATACCCTTGTGGTATCTGGAAGATGCGATCTCAAAAAGTCAGATATTCTTGCATACGAGGAAAAAGCATATTTAGTTCTTGCTGTTGATAATGCCGGAGACCTTGGGGTTGCCGGCATTGCTTATCTCGAAGAAAGGAATGATTTGAAATGAGTCCGGAGGCAGCAGCGGCAGCCGTACAGGAAGAAGTAAAGAACCGCGTAGAGCAAACCAAACGACAGGTTGATGCAAAGATGATGCAGGGGGCCAATGAACTCAGGAATGCCGCTCTTACGGTTTTGGCCAATCCAAGTCCTTCGGCTCCTGGAAGTCCACCTGGAGTAAGGAGCGGAAACCTGAGAAGGAACTGGAATATGTACAGCTCTGGCGGTGGAGGAAATGGCATATTCGGAATCCAGTCTGGAATGCATTACGCAGGGTACCTGGAACATGGAACAAGCAAAATGGCAGCCCGTCCTTATGTTGAAAAAATCAAAGAAACTGCAATGCCGGAGATTCTGGCATTGTTCTCGGAGTTAGGAGGGTAAATGTTACTGACTGAAGAAACAAAGAAAGTTATAAATCTTGCTGAAATCGGAAGGGGCTCTCTTATTTCGGCAAAAAATAAAACCTGGGATAAAGCGCAGTCCGGAATAGTGACAGAAGCAACTGCTGACACCATCACAGTTTTATTCCTGCCAGAAACACAGAATATCCAGAATCATTTCGTGATCCAGGCTGAGGCTATTGAAAAAGGAATGTGGACTATCAGATATTCCTCTGACGGAATGGAAACGGTAAATGTGCATGAGGGGAGTGTAGAAGATGGATCTGAATCAGTTGCTGTATAGAAGATTATCTCAGGACAACCTTCTGAACGGGACCCTGGCCAAGTACGCAGATAAGCCAGCTATCTTTAATACAGAGTTTCCTCCTGATCAGCAGGAAGGATGGAATGGAAAAAACCAGTATCCGAGGATTTCTTACGTCTTCAACAAACAGGTGGATACAAAGCGGTCTTCATCTGGCCAGCTTACTGTCGCATTGTACGACATCATGGATCCGCTTGAAGTAGAGAAGATGGAAGTTGCTATCAGGAATTGTCTTCAGGACGTGGTGATGAAACCGGAAAGGGAGGCACCTATGTGCTTTGCATGGGCCAGAAGCGAACCTTACATCCTGGAAGGAAACGCAGTGCTGTGCAAAGAAATTGCGTTCGATATTCTGGAATACCCCGCGCAGGAAACTACGGATCCCGATCCTGTTATGGCGTTGAACAGGTATATTAAGAATCTTTTCCCAGAATGCATAGTTTTTGGAATTGATGAGTTATCAGAATACACCATTCCGGCAGATACTCCTGTTTTCTATTCTGGACTGAAATCAATTGACAGCACAGATGGTCATTGTAGGAGTAGCTTGTCGTGGTTCAATGCGGTTATTTCGGTGCATCTCCTGTGTCCGAAACCGTCAATGCGGTTGAAGATGATGGCCGCACTTCACCAGAGCTTAGCGAAGGATGAAGAGATCATCATGTTTGATGATTCCCCAATGGCCGTGAAAGCTCTGAAAATGAACAACAATGCTGATTACCTTAGAGAGGGGCAGATGTCTCTGACAGGGTATTATGCGTGCTTAAAAGACGCATTTAAACAGCCTGGTATATCAGGCGTAACAATCAACGATCTTACATGAAAGGAGTAAGCAATGGCAGAAAAAGATATCAAGAAGACACCGGCTGCGACACAAACAGTACAGCCGTCCGCTGACAAGTACACCATTCAGGAACTTGAATATGCAAGCGCAAAAGTGTTTGGAGTTCCTCGCGAATGCGCAGTAGCAGCCTTTAAGGGTTGCAAAAAAACAGAAATGACTGTTGCGGAAGCGAAACAGATCATTGATAGATTCATGAAAAAGGAGGTCGAATAAATGGCAGGTTATTTTTCTCTTGGAGAAAACAAAATCCGTCCCGGTGCATACTTCAATGTGCAGAAAAGAGGGGACGAAACAAACTTTGGAGCAATTGATGGTGTTGTAGCAGTGCTTTTCAAGTCTTCGATCGGACCACTTGGAAAAGCTACAGTTCTTCCGGCATCTGAAGGATATGAAAATACCTTTGGTACTGGAGGCACCACAGATGCATTAAGAGAAGCGTTCTATGGAGGCGCTGTCAAACTTATCGCTGTTCGAGTAGGAAACGGTGGTACGGTTGGCAGCGCCTCTCTTGCTTGTGCAACAGGCAAGGCAAAGCTTTCAACAAAATATCCAAGCGGTGCAAAATTTACAGCAACAATCAGAGAGAAGCTTGGCGATTCCTCAAAGAAGGAGTGCATCGTATATCTGGATGGCTCTGAGTTCGAAAAGGTAACATTTGCAGCAGGAGCAGAAGAAGCTACTGCGCTGAAAGAAGCATTTGCTTCCTCAAAGAACTTTGTAGTTGATATTACTGATGCATCAGGAGCCGTTACAGCGGTTAGCCAGTCCGCTTTCGCAGATGGCGCAGATCCGACAGTAACAAACGCAGACTACAGTGCTGGATTAAAAGAAGTGGAGAAATACTTCTTCAACACCATTTGCGTTGATACAGAAGACGCCGCTGTCCATGCACTGGTAGCTGCATTCCTTGACAGAATTTATCTGGCAGGTTCTTTTGGAATGGCGATTGTTACTCCAAAACCTTCCTCTTCACTGGAAGACAGAATGACATCGATCTCAAGCTTCGACACTGAAAACGTAATTGCACCGCTGAATGCGAATGCCAATGCCGGCAATGAAGAGCTGAAAGGATATCAGGTGGCTGCATATATTGCGGGTATTGTAGCTGCGACTCCTGCGAACCAGTCCGTGACACACGCTACTCTTAGCAGATACAGCGTTCTGAATGAAATCCTTACAAATACAGAGATGGAAGTAGCTGAAGAAAAAGGCTGTCTGGTCCTCTCTACGGCTTCTGATGGGGCTGTATGGCTTGACAATGGTGTTAATACCTTGGTTCATCCGGATGCCAACCACGACAGTGGATGGAAGAAAATCCGTAGAACAAAGACCCGTTATGAACTTCTGAACAGAGCAAATGCAGCAGCTGACGCACTGGTTGGAAAGGTTGATAACGATACAAACGGAAGAGCCACTATCATGGCAGCTATCCAGGGTATCTGCAATGCCATGGAGGCAGAAGGAAAGATCCAGTACGGCAATGTAACTGAATCTACAACTGTTACTACTGATGGAGATACCTGTGGATTTGATATCGAAGTGATCGATCTGGATTCTGCAGAGCACATCTATCTGAATTACTACTTCCAGTTCAGCACTATTGTTGCTGCATCTGGTGAATAAGAAAAGGAGGAATAAATAATGCTGAATAAAAGTGCGGCTACTGATGCCAGACACAGCAGATCTGGCAAAGATGCGATGCTTTATAACTCTTCTGGAAAACCATTTGCACAGGTTGAAAGTTTCACTACAAAAGGTTCCTTTAATAACTACAAATATGCACCTCTTGGCCAGAACAGAGAACTTGAGGTCAATGGAACTGTGGGCGTTACCGTAAACATTTCCGAAATCGTAGTTCTTGATGGCGAGCTGTTTAATGCGGTTATCAACGCCATTGCAAATGGGGAATCTCCCGTCCTGATGTTTACAGGAGTTATCGAAGGAAGAAACGGATCACAGGAACGTGTGACCTACAGAGAGTGTATCCTTTCCGGAGACAGCGATATCCAGAACGTAGCTACAGGCGATGTGCTGAAAAGATCTTTTGCCCTGCACTGCAATGGCAAGGTTGAGAATAAGAGCAAACTGACAATCTGATTTCTATTAAGAGGGGCTGGGCATCAGCCCCTCGTTTTTAACAGGAGGAAAAGAAATGGCAAATAAAGACTTTATGGATCCGGAATTAACCGAGGAAGAGAAGGAAGACATGATTATTAAAAATGAAGAGGATTATCTGGAAGGATTGTTGGCAGCAGCTGATGATGCAGCAAATGATATTAAGAAGATCGATATCATCCGTAATGAACGAAAGTATTTCTCCTTCAGAATTCATTCGTTGTCCGATGAAATGTTAAAAGATATCCGGAAAAAATACACAAAATATACAAAGAATCGCCGCCAGGGCATCCGGGTTGCAGACGAGCTGGATCTGCCAAAGTACAGAGCTTCTCTGATTTACAACTCCACTACGGAAGAAGATCAGGCCAAACTGTGGGATAATCCTGCTGTCAAAAAAGGCCTGGAAGCAAAAGGCATCTGCATTATCAATGCCCTTGATGTAATCGATGCTGTTCTTCTTCCGGGAGAAAAAGACCGCATTATGGATATCATTGATGATGTCAATGGCTTCAATAATGAAGAATTGAAGGCTGAAACTGCAAAAAACTGATTATGGCCGGTGGGAAGTCAACATTACTCCACCACATATTTCAACGCCAAGGTTTATTGCCAAGTGAAGTAATGAGTCTGCCCTCTGGAGAGAGGGCTTTTCTTTTTGCTTCAACCAGGCTATGGATCGAGGCGAATACGAAAAAGGGGTGACATGGTAAATGGGAGAAACAATTAGAATTGAGATTCCTGTATCTGTGAATGATAATACAGACCCTGGCCTATCAAATATTACGAATAAGATGAACACCCTAGCCACTGCCGCCCAGAAGGTAAATCGGATCCTGTCATCTGGATTCAAAACCAGAGGGATTGAACAAACAGCAGAGCGAGTAGATCGAACGCTTGGACGTGAGCATTCTATTGAAGTTTCAGCAGATGACAATGCCACTCCGGTTCTTTCAAGAGTCGAAGATGCGGCTGAAAGAGTAGGAGGAATATCTGCAGATATTGAGATAGGTGCAAACGACAATGCTACCGCTGAAATATCTGGTGTCGAGGATGCAGCAGCAACCCTTGACGGAGCAAGTGCTGACGTAGAACTGGGGGCAGATGATAATGCCACCGGGGTGGTAAATAGTGTTGGAGATTCACTGTCTGTTCTAAACGGAAATGAAGCGGTAGTAGAGCTTACTGCGGACGACAATGCTACGATGCAGATTATGGATGTGGAGGATGCTTTAGCCGCCTTGAATGGTGAAGTGGCTGTGGCCTCAGTGGAAGCTGACGATACAGCCACGCAGATAATCCGAAGCGCTGAAGATGCAGTGGCCACATTCGATGGAACTTCCGGGACAGCGGAACTGGGGGCAGATGATAATGCAAGTCCGATCATCGATGATGTGATGGATAAAGCATCAGCCTGGGACGGAAGCGTATTTACGGCAACTATGAGTATAGTAGATGCCGCTACTGCCCCAATGGGAGCGGTTTTAAATGCTGCAAAGAATCCAATAGCACAGGGCGCAACATTCCTTGGAGTGAGCGCAGGACTGGCTGATACTGTGAATACATACAAAGGGTTTGAGAGTATGATGTCACAGGTTCAGGCTATATCTGGTGCTACAGGAAAAGAATTTGATGATCTGACCGCAAAAGCACAGGAAATGGGGGCAACTACGAAGTTTACCGCTACTGAAGCAGCTCAGGCATTTAATTACATGGCTATGGCAGGCTGGAAACCAGAGCAAATGACTGCTGGTATATCCGGTATTATGAGTCTGGCAGCAGCTTCCGGCGAAGATCTGGCAAGCACCTCGGATATTGTTACAGATGCTTTGACAGCTTTTGGACTGAAAGCAAAAGATGCCGGACATTTCTCGGATGTCCTTGCAAAGGCGTCTGCTAGTTCGAATACAAACGTAGGCATGCTAGGTGAATCATTCAAATATGTTGCGCCGGTAGCAGGAGCCATGAAATATAGCGTCGAAGATACTTCTTTGGCATTAGGGCTTATGGCTAACAGTTCAATTAAAGGAAGCATGGCCGGTACAGCTTTAAAGACGTCCCTGGCTAACATGGCAGCACCAACTAACAGCATGGCAGAGGCTATGGACAAATATGGTATTAGCCTGACCGACGGCTCGGGAAACATGAAAACACTGAAAGGTGTCATGGATAATTTGCGAAGCAGTTTAGGAGGTCTTTCTGAAACTGAACAGACAGCGGCGGCGTCCACCATTTTCGGAAAAGAAGCTATGAGCGGTATGCTTGCTATCATCAATGCTTCAGAACAGGATTATAACGATCTTTCCAATGCAATCGGAAATTCAAAAGATGCAGCACAGGATATGGCTGACACCATGTTGGACAACCTGGCAGGCTCCATGACTCTTATGCAGTCGGCTGTAGAGGGCGTTCAGAACAGTTTTGGACAGAGACTTACTCCCTATGTCAGAGGATTCGTTGATTCCATTACAGATGCAATGCCGGCTGTGACGGTTGCTCTGAATGATTTTATGGACACTGTGGACAAAAAAGCAGCACACATGAAGACAGTTATCGGGACCATGACGGCATCTGATGAGTGGCAGAATGCGGATATGTTCGGAAAGATGGATATTGCATGGGATACTCTTATCGGTCAGCCTTTTGCCGACTGGATTGGCGGAGATGGGAAACATCTGATTTCTTCCGGACTCGGAACATTATTCTCCAGTGCGTCTGCTATCCTTCCGGGAGGAAAGAAAGCAGGCCTTTCTTCTGTGCTCAGCTCTATGCTGATCGCTAAAGGAGCAACTGGGCTTCTTGGAAATGCAAAGAATATCGCGACCACCTTACAGCCTATCGGAAATGCTATTAAAAGCATTGGACTTGCAGCACAGACAGCACCAAGTGTTGGAGCGTTCATAAGTGATCTGGGAGCAATGGTTCCGACAGCGGCGAAATTCGGACTTGCGGCAGCGGCAGTAACAGCGGCAGTGGTTGGAATTGGTGTTGCAGTAGACAACTATAACCAGAAAGCTTTGAGCAGTAATCTGGAAGAACATTTTGGAAACATCAAACTATCAGCTCAGGAAGTGCAGGACATTGCTTCTGGAATTCTTGATCAGAAGTACCTGGCCAATGTGGAAGTTGCCTTAAATGAGGTAAAGAACGCTGATAAGCTTCGAGAAGATGCTCAGAAGGCACTGGAATCCAATGACGTTCTGGAGTTTAAGAGCAGAGTTGGTATTAAACTTACGACAGAAGAACAGGAAGATTACACAAGTAATATCGAAACTTTTGTTAAGAGCAAGATTGAAGAACTGGAAAGCCGGACGTTTGCAGCGCATATCCACGTTCAGACGTATCTCGGAGGCACGGAAGAGGGACAGACATTAGCCCAGAACATCGAGAAATGGGCTACAGCGGATTATGTTGAATTGGATGGATTATCTAGCCAGTTATCACAAAAGGTCTCTGAGGCACTGAAAGATGGAATCATAGATGCAGATGAAGAAGGTGCCATCAGTGCTTTGCAGGAAAAAATGAACAGCATAACTGCCCGGTGGAAGGAATCGGAAGCACAGGCGCAATGGGACTGGATAAATCAGGAATACGGGAGCTTGAATGCAGCTGATCTGGAAAGTGGCTCATTCACTGACTTACTGGGAGCAATGAGAGATCAGAGGCAATCGGCAAAGGAAAGTGTACAGGCAGATGTTGAGCAGTGGTATTCAGAGCTTAATTCGATGGAATCAGCCGGAAGAATCACATCTGCTCAGAATAAGCAGTATCACGAAATGACTGGTTGGTATGTAAAAGGACAGGAAGGAAACGAACTGTCTAAGAGCTTACAGCTTGGTTCGAACACTTTGAATTCTGCATATGCTGAGAAGATTCAGAGCAACAGGCAGAGCCTTGCGGAAAATACGCAGTATACAATTAACACGGCGCAAAGCCAACTGGAGCAGTTGCTACAACTCGAACATCCAGAAGAAGGAAATGTTTCTGCACTGACCAGTGCATTGATGTACGGATTCAATGAGTTTGGAAACGGAAAGGTTGCTGGTGTAGGACCCGTAATAGATAAAGATCAGAATGCTTTGAGTACCATGTATGAGAGCATGAAACCTGATGTAACACAGATGCAGGGCCTAATTGACGATTACCGGGAAGCGGGGAAAGCAGTTCCGCAAAGCCTTATGGATTCATTTAATGATGCTATTGAGGTTGGAGCAGCTGCTGGCGATACGTCTGCAACATGGCAGAACTATGCTAATCAGATCTGGAAGAATGGAAGTGATGAATTAAAAGCATCACTTACGGATCCGAGCAATCCAATGTATGAAACGGTCCGCAGTCAGTTGCCTCCTGAACTTGCAGAAGCGATTGACAGGGCGGCGGCAGAGACTACAACTGATGATGTGACACTTGAAGGACTGAAAGCTTCTGTTGATGGAGACGTTGATATTGACAAAGATGCATGGACTTCAAAGCTGAATGAGGCTCTTGGTGACTTGGGTGAAACACAGGAGGTTACCGCTGATCATGTAAAGATTAAGGTTGATCAAGGCGATTGCCTGTGGGAAATTGGCAACGCTCTTGGAATTGACTGGCAGACCATTGCAGAACAGAACGGTATCGAAAGCCCGTATATTATTCACCCAGACCAGGAACTGACTATTTCCATGGATACGTTGACTGCAGAAGTTGACGGAGACAAGGCTCAGGCTGCTATCGAGCAGGCTATGTCGGCTCTGGATGCAGAAGGAGCAGAAATGTCTGTGACAGCAGAAGGAGTCAAAGTTGATCTGGCAGATGTAGAAGTGGATTCCGATACAGCGGCGGCTCAGATTGAGGCAGCTCTCGGCATGGAATCCGGGACACTTGCGGCAAATGGAATTGAAGTGCAGGCAGGTGCATCTGTTACTATCCCATCAGAACTGGTAACGGTGGATACATCTGGCATGCAGTCTGCAACCGAACAGGCAGCAGATGAAACGGAAACAGAGCCTATTGAGCAGGAAGCATCTGCAAATGTAAATGTCACAAATACAACGACCGATACCTCCGGAATGCAGGCACAGGCGGAAGAAGACGCAAAAGGTGCTGTAGGAGATGTACCAGTTGAAGGCAGTGCAAATGTTACCTTCTCAGGCACGACAACAGACACTTCTGGCGTTGTGGAGCAGGTAACAGCAGATATTGAGAGCGCAGTAAGTGATGTTCCGGCCAATGGTCACGCGAGCATCACGTTGGATCAGTCCAATAATGCGGCTGAGATTTATTCTCTCGCAACAGCTGATGTAGTATCTGCTTTCTCGGAGACAATTCCAGCAGACGGACATGTTGATGTCACACTCGACCAGACCAACAATGCAGCAGCGATTTATTCGGAATGTGCCGGACAGGTACAAAGCACATTCGCACAGGGCTTCACAGCCTCTGCAAATGTTGCAGTTACGCTGAACTGGCATATCACGAATCCATCAGCTAGTATTTCCACCTCAAGTAGCGGATCATCTGTATCAGCTACTATTGCAGGTAATGCAAATGGAGGCGAAGTCGGACTGAATGGAGCTGAGCTGTCGTGGGTAGGTGAGGAAGGATTGGAGTATATCATTCCTACGGTACCGGCCAGACGACAGAGAGGTATTGAATTGTGGAAATCCGCAGGACGGACACTGGGAGTTCTTGGTCCTGATGATGAGATATCAGCACATGCGAGCGGAGGAATCATTGGCAAAGAAGTATCAAACACGACACCTTATTTCGACACAGATTCCAGTTCACAAGATTCTGAAAAAACAGAGAAAGAAACTGTGCCAACGAATGTAGTGTCAGACAAATCTGGCGTTGTGGTACAGGTTAACCTCTCCCCGCAGTTCAATATATCAGATACAAATGACAGTGATGTTATTCGGCTCATCAAAGCACATATCAAGGAGCTGGCTGACGATCTTGGAAGCGAAATTGCAACAATGCTCAGCGAAGCTTATGAGAATACGCCTGTTACAACATAAGGAGGGAACATGGGAGCGATATTAAAAGAATTGCATAATTCGGCATCGAAGTTCCAGTTCCCTTCGATGCCAAAAGATGATGTTGATGTAAAAAGAGAAACAGCATATCAGGAATATAACATTCTTGGAAAAGGAAAAATGAGTTACCCATCTGGTATGGGTACTCAGATTATAAAATGGTCTGGATATTTCTGGGGGGCAGGCAGAAAAAAGCTTGCCTCCGTAAACCAGAAATGGATAGCGCCAAAAACCTGCGCCAGCAAACTGAAAAGCTGGCAGACAAAAAAGACACCTTTAAATCTGGTGGTTTCTGAAGCTGGTATCAATGAAGATGTTACTATCAAATCTTTTGAGTATAAGCCTTTTGGCGGACATGGGGACTATTCGTACGAGATATCTTTTGTTCCATATGTCGAGATGAAGATTTATACAACAAAGGAACTGGGGACTAAGAAAAAAGCTAAAAAGAAAAAGAAAACCACTAGGCCAAGTACCAAGAAATCTACTAAAAAGAAAAAGACCTACAGGATTGTCCGAGGCGATACGCTTTGTGGAATATCTCGTAAGAAATATAAAACTGAATCAAAGTGGAGAAATATCTACAATGCCAATAAGAAGGTTATTGAAGCGGCTGCTAAGAAACATGGCCGGCGCAATAGCGACAACGGACATTGGATATATCCAGGAACAGTACTGACTTTACCATAAGGAGGCGAGAGTATTGATAAATCCAATGAAATATAAATACCTCGTGGCCATTATGACTGCAGATAAAAAGGCTTACGACATCACGCAATTTGTCGAAGATGTATCCTGGGAAGAGGGAGAGGACCAGCTTGCGGCCAGAATTAGTTTTTCAGCCAAGAACGATAAAACTTCAAAGGGAAGAATTTCTTCTCTTGCCAAGCCTGGGTGTTATGCAGCACTTTTGTATTCCTATAATGGCGGCAAAAATGCCGAAGCAACCAGAGGAAAAATAGTTGAATGGAATCCTTCAGCGAGAACATCCGGAGAGAAGTTTAAGGTAAAGGCATACGATGTTCTATATGATCTGCAGGAATCACAAGATCATGTATATTTTTCAGCTGGCGTAAAGACAAAGTCAGCCATAGTCCAAGTGCTGAAACGCTGGGGCATAAAGGTCACATCTTACAGCGGACCAAATGTGAAGCATGGGAAACTGGCTTATAAGTCTGAAAAGCTTGGAACAGTGGTTGTGAAAATCCTCAAGGAAGCCAAAAAGAAAGGTGGCATTGAGGCATGTCTGCGGGCTGTGAAAATGAATGTGACCGTAGTTGGTTTTGGAACAAATAAAACAGTATATCATTTTGAAGAAACACAGCATCTTACAGAAGTAAACCATAAGATCAGCACTACCGGGATGGTTACAAGGGTAAAAATCATCGGAAAAGCAAATGATGATGGATGCTCACCTGTTGAGGCTACAGTTGATGGAAAGACAAACTACGGAATCCGACAGAAGATTGTTTCCAGGGGAACCAATGATACTTTGGATGAGGCAAAAAAAGAAGCGAGAGAGATTCTTGCAGATGATGGCAAACCAAAGGAAGAAATCACGATAAAACTCCCGGATATTCCTATCATTCGGAAGGGTGACAAGATTCATCTAAAAACAGCTTCAATAAGTGCTGGGTATTATATCGTAATATCTGCTACGCATGATGTAGATAAAATGCTTATGACACTGGGATTGAAAAAAGCACCGGCAGCAAAAAAGAGCAGTGGGAATAAAAAAACAAAAGCAAAATCATATGATGTTGGGGACATTGTTAATTTCCATGGCGGTAAGCATTATGTCAGCAGTTATCCAGATGCCAGAGGATACAGTGCAGGAGCCGGAAAAGCAAAAATCACGATCAAAGGTGGTTCCGGAAAAGCACACCCATGGCATCTGGTTACACAAAACTGGAATCAGACTCATGTCTGGGGCTGGGTTGACGATGGATCATTTGACTGACAGGAGGAACATTATGTCAAAAATGGAAAAAAATGGAATGGAAAAGCTTGCAAAGGTATTGGATTCGAGAATGGTAGAACACTCAGGAGGAGGATTTTCGTTCGACTTTGGAGTGATCAAGAAAGATTATTCCCTTGTTTCCAATACTTTTCCTTTGCCTATTCCTAAAAAGGATTATTCCGTCTGCAGACTTTTGGCTAATCTATCAACAAACGTATCCGGAGGAACACACGGAGGGCATAACAGCGGAACGGGCTCACATAGCCATAAGGTGGTTATGCCTAAGTTAAAACCGGGAGATCGTGTGCTTATCGTATGGGTTGAGGGAGAACCTGTAGTCATAGATGTAGTAGTCAAGGCAAGTGGATTATAGGAGGCAATATGGAAGAAGAATCAAAAAATTTACTGCCGACTGTGGATGTTCCAGATTTTGTGGATGAAGAGGAAGATGAAGAATATGACGTTGACTATAAGCCATCGCCAATGTGGGATCTTGAAAAAGGAGATTTCGTTCGCACCGCCGCAAATAATGTGCCAATGAACGATGGATATGAAGCATATAAAATATGGTGTGTAAAAACGGTATCTACAGAAAGATATTCTTGTCTGGGATATTCGGATGATCATGGAACTGAAACGGAAGATATAACAAGAGAATCTGACCAAAGCACTGTAGAACTTTCTCTAGAAAGGACAATCCAGGAAGCTCTGATGGTCAATCCGCGGACATCATCGGTAGAAGAGTTTTCTTTTGAATGGGGTACTGGGAGGGTAAAAGTATCATTCATAGTTTATTCGGTTGATGGAGAACCCTTTACCGTTGATTCAATCATAGAAGTTTAGAGGAGGTGGTTAATATGGCTAGACCAGAATTTGAAGTTCCGGAATTTGTGTCAGAAAGTGATTCTGACCAGATACAGGAGAGGATGATGGGAAACCTTCCGGCGGATATATCGGATATGGAAGGTGATTTCCCATATGATTTTACCATGCCTACGGCCATCGAGATATCTCAGCTTGTACAGTTCAATCTTGTTCGCTGCCTGATGGTTGCGTTTCCGGAATATTCCTGGGGCGATTGGATGGATCTGCATGGCGCAGAAGCAGGAGTGACAAGGAAAGAAGCTGTAGCAGCAACTGGAACAGTGTCTGTTACGGCGGCTTATGGCACAGTATTGGCAGCAGGCACAGTCTTTGCAGTTCCTGCAACAGATCAGATGGAAGCTGTTGAGTTCCAGACTTTACGAACTGTTACGTTCACAGAGAATGAAACCATGGACCTTGCGGTTGAAGCGGTCACTCCGGGGGTATCCGGGAATGTTCCGGCAAATACGATTACAATTATGGCATCACCGATCAATGGCGTTACAGCAATTACCAACAGCGAGAAAACATCGGGTGGTGCTGAAGAAGAAAATGATGAAGATTATTATGAACGAATCCATGCAGAATTCCAAGATTCGCAGTTCTATGTAGCGAATGATGCTGACTATATTAAGTGGGCCAAAGAAGTCCCCGGGATTGGAGATTGTATTGTAGAACCAGCTGTTGAAGGACCAGGAACAGTGGGATTGATCTTAGTTGATAGCAACGGACAGCCCGCATCAAGTACACTGGTCACAGCAGTTTACAACCATATCGTTTCTCCGGACGACAGGAGCAAAAGACTGTTGCCTACTGGATCGTCTAAGCTGATCGTCAAGTCAGCTACAGTAAAAACTGTAGATTTTGCCTGTACAGGACTTGTTCTGGATGGCGTTGGATTGGATGATGTAATCTCGACATTCAAAACTGAAATGATGGCAGTCTATTCCGCGGCGAAAGAAACAAATATCCTCCGGTACAATTCGGCTCGAACAGTACTGTCAACCATAACCGGAGTAAGCGATTTCATAGATTTTACGATGGATGGAAAGAGAGAAAACATTCACCTTTCATCAAGCGAGTATGCAGATACCGGTAATGTGACATTTACATTAGAGGGGGCTGAGACATGAGTATAGATCTGGAAAGATTCCCGTGGAGCGATTCGGCCAACAGAATGCTGACATATGTAACTAAAGGCTGGTATGATAAATCCTATGTCGGAAAATGGATATACGAAGTTATGGGCAGAGAGCTTGATCTGGCCACTGTGCATATTGAAGAACTTCCATACCAGATGTTTATCGATACAGCTACATGGGGACTTAAATATCATGAGATCAAGTATGGACTGCCCGTAAGAGAAGACCTATCATATGAAGAAAGACGACGGTTACTCCGTGAAAAGAAAAACACAAAAGCACCAATGACCCCATGGCGAATGGAACAGATTTTAAAAGGCGTGACGGATTATGATGTCCAGGTTCATGATTGTAATGAGCCGGGACATTATTTTTCTCACCCTAACATATTCAGCGTTCAATTGGAAGGTGAAACAGAGGTAGAACTAGGAGAAGTTAAGAGTAAAGTCGATAAGCTGAAGCAATCACACACAGTATATCTTCTTTCTGTTATCCTCATGCTTATTGAATGCACAGAGAGCTTTGAACAGAGAGTGACGTATCATTCAGATTTTTCATGGTGGAAGTATTCTCTTGATGGTTCCTTCGCTCTTGACGGCAGTATCAATCTGAATCATTGGTATCCGACAGAATTTCGCCCAGTCTATCCATTCGATACAGTCTTAACTGAGAATTTTATAGCAGATCGAATTTTTCACCGGATTCCAGATGTATATCATGAAAATATATTTAAGCCTTCCTTTTTCGTACGAAGTGATTTTGTATGGTGGGAAGGTTTTCTTGATGGAAACTTTTCACTGGACGGAACGAGAAAGCTTAATTCTTGGTATCCGATGGAAACTTTTATCGGGCATAGGCTGTTTATCGGCAATCAGGAGGCTTTTGAAACGAAACAGTGTATTTTATTGCCTGATATGATTAATGCTGAGAAAGCTGATTTTAGAGGCACACAGAGGGTAATTATGGGCTGGCGTGATGGTAATAAGATCCTGGACGGCAACTGTTTGCTAGACGGGACTTTATTGCTTGATGCAGGAGAGCCGCCATATCTGCAGACAGTTCGGATTCGTGCGCCTGTTAAACACGAAGAAGAAGTAGAGGTCACAATGGTTATTCCTTCACGGGCCGCAAGACTGGATGGAACGTGTAGGCTAGATGGAAGTGTAAAACTAAATTCAGGAAGGGAGGTCCTTTAAATGGCAGGGACTACAGTTACAACACTGGCTAAGAAAAAAATGGTAAAAGCAAGAGCGGGGATTTCATCGCTCCCAAAGATTGTAGGCATGGCTTTTGGCGATGGAGGTGTAGATTCGGGCGGAACAGTAAAACCACACAGTGCCGATCAGAACACCTTACATCATGAATTGCTTCGCAAGAACGTTGATGGTTATGAGGTTCTTTCTGATACAAAAATCAGATATCGCTGCACACTGGCAGAGAATGAGCTGGCAAATACTTATATTTCTGAAGTTGGGTTATATGATGCAGATGGGGATATGGTGGCCATGAAAGCGTTTTTGAAGAAAGGAAAAGATGCAGACATGGAATGCGTGTTCGAGTGTGATGATACATTCTAACGTATTTCGATATTTTGTAACAAGTAATCGGATAATGATAGATAAATGTTATCATAAGGAGGTAGAAAATGTCGTATTTCGATATTTCTGGAGCAACATTTGATGAAAATTTGCGAAAACTGGAAACTTCTGATCCAGCACACGCAGATGTATTTAATGCTCTTTTAGGACAGCTGATCAATAATGATGTAGCTCTGAAAGAAGCAGTTACAAAATTTGCAGCTTCAAAAAATGAACAAGCATTATTTCTTTTGAACCTGCATAAAGATGGCAAGAAATATGGAGTGCATTTTGATAATTATGATGTAACTCCATCAAGCAATGGAACCCGGCTTTTTGATGCTGTAGGCATGGCAGCTGCACCAAGCACAAATACAGTGAGAGCAGTAAATGATTTTGACGGAAAAGGATGCTTTGCATATCTGGAAGTCAATGGATCGGTTGATGAGAATGGGGAATTTCAAGTTCAGTACATCAAAGACATTGATAATGAGTTTTCTCGGACAAAATACGATACATGGTGTCTGTATTTAACACAGTATGTATATCGTAAATTTGACAGTAATGGCGAGGATACCGTTATTTCTGATACCAGACATTCTGCAGAGTGGCTACCGGAGGGCGGCGCAATCCGACCAGACGGAACAATCCGGCCATTTGTGGCAATTGCAAAATATATGTCTGGTGACAATGCGGACGGTGTTGCGTCCTCGATTAGTGGCGTATCTCCGAAAAACTACAGCTTCCAGAGTTCCCTCACAAAGTTCAGGGCGAAAGGCACGCAGTATTGTGCTGAAACCTCACAGGACTCCGAGAGAATGACAAGACTTATGGAGATTGCCTTTGCAACTCGAAATAGCCAGTCGGTGATGGCAGGATGTAACTGGTGGTGGACACAGACACCTGCCACAGTACAGGAGAATGATGTGGAACGTATCATTATATCCAAAAGTGCTGCTAAAGAACTTGTCATTGGAGGAACTGTTTCCATTGGAAATGCTTCTTCGTTAACAAGCGATAGTAAACCAGAAACAGATAGAGGAAATACTGGCCTCAACGCAAAGGCCAATAGGGTACGAATCACCAAAATCGAAGACTATGACGATAATAGTTCGGCTGTCTATGTGGATAATGGAGGGCAGAAGTTTTCAACAGCATCAACTACGGTTTCGGGAGTGACGTGCCCGACAATGTTATCTACAATGCCTTGGAATACTGGTGGTTGCGATGACGTGCTTGGTTCCTGCGGATCACCGACAAGTAACGCCAGTGGAAAAGAACCATATATTTTGTTTGGTGTGGAGATGTCTTCTGGTTTTTGGGAACCAAAGGGTAACACAGTTATGAAGATTGAGAACCATGTTATGCGTCCGTATATCTGCTACGACTGTACAAAAATAACGACAGCTGGCGCAACAACAGAGGACTGGATTGCTCTCGGCTATGTGATTCCGGACAATAAAGGAAGCTGGAAATATATTAGCAAGCTTGGGTATTCAGCTGATGATCCAGAGGTTAGATATCCAGTAGAAGTAAATGCTTCTTCAAGTAATGGTTACGCTGACGGGTGCTATACAGAGGACCTCGAAAAGGCTGGCGACGGCCAGCGAGAGGTTCTTGGCTCCGGCTTCCTGCCCTACGGTGCGGTTGACGGCCGCCGGGTTGCGGACCTGGACGTTGGGCTCGGTGCCGGCTGGTGGAACTACGCCGCTCGTCTTTCTGCCTGTGGGCGTTGCGGACGCAGAGCGGCTGCATAAGCCTGGGGGTGAATTGCGACAGCAAGAGGGGATCTCCCCGTTATTGTTTCCCGGCGTAGCCGGGTGAATAGATTTTAAAATTTAGGACTTACAGCACAGTGGCTTCCGTTCTTGGCTCCGGCAACCTGAACAACGGTACGATTGACGGCCGCCGGAATGCGAACCTGAACAATGGGCTCGGTAACAACTGGTGGAACTACGCCGCTCGAATTTCTGCATAATATCGATGTGCTGTATTTCGTTTCCTCAGAGGAAACCCCGAAAGGGCTTGGGCGGAATGCCCGAAATAGACAAACCAGCATGTGACCGACATTTATGTCGGTCACACCCTGTGGCGGTAGTGGACACAGGAGGGGACTAGTAGTAAAACCGAAAGTCCTTGAAGCAGAAAGAAAGGAAAAATGAAAACATATTGTAAAGGCCTGGTTGTATCTGATACAGCCAAAATAGAAAATAGCATTGATGATTATTTCCATAATAAATACAAAAAGAATAGCACTGTACGCTTCATCTCTGGTTATGCATCGCAGAGCAGAGAATATGTAAGGGAAAACTTTAAACCTGGAAGTTCTTTTTGGAAAGAGACACTTCACTTGTTAAGTGAGGAAATGGCAGCTAATATTGCGGAAAGAACCATGAAGGAACATATTCTTATGTGGTGTCAAACCGCACCGGCAATCCGTTATACGAAGATTACTGACAAGGGAAGCGGCAAAATTCGAGATCTCGGATTAGAAACGGTACTTTTCCGATTGTATGAGGCAGTTGCAGGAGATGCTGCAAAACCTTTGTGGAAAGCAAAATTTGGAACCTATCAAGTAGCATCTATAAAAGGGAGAGGCCAAAGTTATGGAAAGAAAGCAGTAAAGAAATGGCTTTCTTCTGATGCAGATGGAACAAAATATATGACTCAATGCGATATAAGACGGTGTTATCCTTCGATTTCTCATGAAAAGTTGAGGGGATACCTGAAACGGGATCTACATAAATCGCACGAACTTTTGTATATGTTTATGACTTTTATAGAACTGTACGAAGAGTTCCCGAATCCGGAATCCAAAGACACTATGCGAGGAATTCTCATAGGATCTCCTGTCAGCAAGGATCTCTGCAATTATTTTCTTTCCTATGCATATCATTATGCAAGTGAAAAACTGGTAAAAATCTCTACCCGCAGAGGGAAGACACGAGAAAAAAGACTTATATCACACGTTATATTTTATGCGGATGATATTGTATTGTTTTCCGGGAATAAGAAAGACGTCCATATGGCACAAAGAATGCTCATAGAATATATGAATAAGATTCTTGATCTGGATATAAAGCCTGATTGGAAAATGACAAAGGCTATGTATGAAGACAGGAATGGAAAAGCCAGAGGCTCTCTTTTGGACTATATGGGATTTCGATTTCATGGAGGAAATACAGTCTCAAAAGGATACCTGGGAAAACAGGTAAAGTATAGAAAAACGTGGGTCACAATAAGAAAACGTATATTTTTGGCTGCTCGCCGCAAAAGAAAGATATTTTCCGATAAACTGCGTAAGAAAATTCAAGTAAAAATGAAATTTGTACAGAGCGTGGTTTCTCAATTCGGATGGTTCAAAAGCACGAATATGGCTCATTACCGGAAAAAGAATCGGGTTGATCAACTTATAAAAATAGCTCGAAAAATAGTCAGCGATTATGCCAAGGGAAAAGAATATAGCACTGAAAAGTATTATAAAATGTGGAGGAAAAATTATGCATAAAACGAATTGTCCTGTATCACAGGGAAAAATCACTTATGCTACTTTACCCGATGGGACTGCAGATGTATGGATCCGCAAAAACGAAACTCAGCTTCCAGAAAGCGAGGAAGGCCCACAGGGAGTGGAAGCAGATGAAATCTATTTTAAGGTTACAGTGTCCACCGTAACAAAAGAAGAAATATCTGCAGACATTGACTTCTGGTTCGACCAGTTAAAAGAGAAGGAGGAAGGTCTGAACGCAGATTATCTTTCTATTGAAACTTATCGTGCAAATAAGAAGAAAGAGATTTCGCAGATTTGCCAGAGTACAGTATTTGCAGGCGTGGACATTTCTATTTCTTCAGGAACAGAACATTTCAGCTTAAAAGATGAAGACCAGCTGAATTTATTTGGAAAACAGGCACAGCTTGCGGCAGGCAGTGAAAAACTGGAATACCACGAGGACGGAAATCCTTGCCGTTATTATTCTGCCGAAGACATGCGGAAAATTATTAATGGTGCAATGGAGTTCAAAAGCTATCACACAACCTATGGGAATTCACTGAACATGTGGATTAAAGGGTGCGCGAAAGCTTCGGAAATCGCCAAGATTGAATACGGAGCGCCGATCCCGGAAGAATATCAGTCAGAAGTTTTAAAGGACTATCTGGCCGAAATGGCAGCCGACAAGGAGGTTAAATGAATGCTCTGAAGACCATAGGCAGAAACGCTGTGCTTTTCGCTATAGGAGGTACGATTTACTACATGATCGAACTGATATGGCGAGGGTACAGCTCGCTGCCTATGGTACTGGTTGGAGGGCTTTGCTTCTTGTTTTGTGGTTCGATAAATGAATTTCTAGGATGGGATATGCTCATATGGAAACAGATGTTTATCTGTGCTGTCGGGATAACTGCAATTGAGTTCCTTTCCGGATACATTTTGAATATTGTATTGGGGCTTGGAATATGGGATTACAGCAATATGCCTTTTAATATAATTGGACAGATATGTCTTCCTTTTACTGTGGCATGGTATATCCTATCTCTATTAGCTATTGTATTGGATGATCATCTGAGGTATTGGATATTTGGTGAAGAAAAACCAAGATACAAGTGGAGGTAACGACGATGGATGAAAACCAGGTTTTAGAACTTGTGGAATTCTATGAAGATATGATTGAAAAGCAGGATGAAATCATAGTGAGGCAGAGCAGGTTCATCAAGAGCCTGGCAACCGAACTTTCTCATTTGCGAAATATGCTGAATGTAGAAGCGAGCGAAGACGAAAGACTTGACGCAGGGATTATTGAAGAAGTAAAGGAAGAGTATGTAAGCATGAGGGAACCGTAGAGGTTCCCTTTTTTCATGGAGGTAAGGTATGGTGCATGCGAGAGATAGACCTTTTAGGTGCAACACATTGGCATCTATTAATGGCGAAAGGAGGTTCTTATGCGAAAACTGGTGGATTGGTTGATCGGAGGTAATCTGGATCGGCTCTTAAAAGCACTCGGAGGGGAAGAGTAATGCTCGAAACATTTTGTCTATCTGTGCTTGGCAGCGGAGGTGTTGCCGGCATTTTTTTTGCTCTGATTCGTCACTATATTGAGCGAAGGCTCATGGAAGTGGAGGCACGAGAGCAGGAACGCATTAAGTATAAAATTGAACAGAGAAAAGCGGATGAAGAAATTACGCATGCTACGGGGCGCGTGCTCTTTTGGCTACATCATGCAATTGTAAAAGGAGAGCATAATGGCGAGCTCGAAGAAGCATTTGAAAATCTTCAGCGTGCAGAAGAACACAAAAAAGAAATGGACAGAGAAGTTCTGGCCAAATACAGCATTGATTAGGAGGAATTACTTATGGAATTACTTAACTTTTTAAAACAGATTCCGTTCCCAGTATTACTGGTTGCGGTGTTAATTTTGCTTGTAGTGACTTTGGTTATTACGTTTCAGTATGCCAAGCATAAAGGATTGGAAGGCATCCGTGAACAGGTATACCAGCTGATCCTGAAAGCGGAACATATGTATAAAGAATCAGGAACGGGACAGCAGAAATTGAAATGGGTTGTTCAGCAGGCGAGAGGATTACTGCCAAAGTGGTTGCAGGTTATTATGTCGGAAGATGCGCTGCTTAAGATAATTGATGTGTGGTTTTGCGGCGTGAAAGATCTTTTAGACGATGGAAAAATTAATGGTTCACAGAAGGAAGGGGCTTAAGCCCTTTCCTTTTTAGGGGGATATTATGAAAACGAATATAATGGGAACTGCAGTTGCTACGGTCCAGCAGATGCAGTCATATATACAGAAAGTCAATCCGGCAGTACCTAAATCCGTAATCGATATGGTTGAATATTATATATCAGAAGGAAAAACGGAAGGAGTAAGGGGAGATATCGCCTTTGCGCAAAGTTGCCTCGAAACAGGTAATTTCACATTCAATGGTTCTGCCGTAACATTGGACCAGAACAATTTTGCCGGAATCGGCGTTACAAAAAATGGTATGAAAGGGAATTCGTTCTCTCATCCATGGATCGGCATCCGGGCACAGATCCAGCATCTTAAAGCATATGCATCTAACGAAAAACTGTACGGTGTATGCGTGGATCCTCGTTTCTGTTATGTGAAAAGAGAAATAGCCCCATATGTTGAATGGCTTGGGATACAGGAAAATCCACAGGGCGGAGGCTGGGCTGCCGGGAAGAATTATGGCTCAAAGATATTGGAAATTCTGGCGAAGATAATCGCGATGCCAGAAGTGAATAAGGAGGATGTTACAATGAATCTTAACACAAGTTTAATCAGCAATAACAACAGCTACGCAAATCAGGTGCCTAAATACATCGTTATCCATAATACAGATAACTTTGCAAAAGGAGCAAACGCAAAGGCACATGCTAAGGCTCAGCATGACGGGAACTTCTCCGGCTACTCTGCTCATGTATATGTTGATGATACCGAGGCTTATCAGGCTACACCTTTTAATCGAGGCGCATGGCATGTCGGCGTTAACTATGGTGGTGGTCTTTTCGGAATTTGCAACAACCACAATTCTATCGGCATTGAGATGTGCGTGCAGGCAGGGTATAATTATGATAAAGCATTTCGGAACACTGTTGAAATCTGCAAGATGTTGATGCAGAAGTTTGGAATTGACGCAGATCATGTGGTATCCCACTATGATGTGTGCGCAAAGAATTGCCCTTCTGCAATCCGGGCAAAAGGTGACTGGAACCGCTTCAAGCAGCTGATCGGCGCAAAGGCAGCAACTACAACTGTAGATAAATATTACAGAATCCGGAAAACCTGGGGAGACAGTAAAAGCCAGATTGGAGCGTACAAGAGCCTTGAGAATGCAAAGAAAGAGTGGAAACAGGGCTACACCATCTATGACTGGAACGGAAAAGCAGTGTATCCAGAACAGAAAAAAGACACTTCATCAAGCAAAGCAAAAGTTAGCCTGACTGAAAAATTAAACATTCAGCTTCCAGTGCTGCAGTCTGGAACAGAAGGTTCGGCGGTGCGATGCTTACAGTCCATTCTTGGAGTTTCTGTTGACGGAGATTTTGGAAAAAATACAAAGTCAGCACTTAAAACATTTCAGCGGAATGTTGGTATTGATGATGATGGTTGCTGTGGTCAGAATACATGGAAAAAGATAGCTGACCACATGAATGCAAATACATTCAAATAATAACAAAATAGGTGCTTTTTATAATATGTTTGCTTCAAAATTTGCCTTACAGGGTATAAAATATATCACGCAGTTTATAACAGTATTTGATATAATCTAACAAAAGTCCTTCCGATATATCAAGAGGTGCTAAATTATAACGGAAGGAGCAATGGCATGATTAAAATTTTACTGTCAAAAAAGCTTGGGGAGATGAGACTTACTCAGGCAGATTTGGCGAGGGCAACCGGAATAAGACCCAACACCATCAACGAGTTGTACCACGAGCTTGCAGATAGGGTGAATCTGGAACACCTCGACTTGATTTGCGAAGCCCTGGATTGTGAGCTGGATGAATTGATTGTTAGGGTACCGAACAAGGAATCAGCCATAACCCACACTCGCCAGGGAACTCAAAAACCCGGCAGAAAGAGGTAACCGCTGCAACGGTTACCTCTTATTAAAGAGGGGATTTCCCCTCTTTATTTTACTTCTTTTAAATTATAATCCAATGAATCGTACAAATAATCTGTATCAAATCCCATATCTTTGTAACCTTGCAATACAGTTCCAACATAACGGCTAGATGGCCTTCCCGCAGTGGCTGAGTCTGGCAAGAGGTATATCATAGCCTTTTTTCTAGTGCCGTTTTTTAATTGTACAAATACATTTCTCTTTTTATAAAATCTCGGATATCCCTCGTACAGATCAAGAGCCTTCTCATTTTTGCTATCGATATTCCAAACAGCAACAGGAACCCTACTTCCTTTTTGCCTTTTGACAGTTGCATAAGATCCTGTGCGGCTTCCTCTGTAAAGTAATTTCCAATTTATCAGATATCCGGTAAATGCGACCGTTGCTCCAGGACAACGGTATGACATTTGCTGTACGTTAAGATTGCTTCCGTATGCTACATATAACATGACATTCCCTTTCTCCCCGTCAAGCCGGTAGGACAGCTAATTTATAACTAAGCAACCTGTTCCGCTTTTGCGTTTTCACGGAGCTGTTTCATCATGTGAAGCCTGCAGGTCTTAAATTCATCTCCGTAGAGTCCAAGGCGGTTAGTCAAAATATTGTACATAAGTGTAATTTTTTTCTGAGCGGTATATCCATTCATTGAACGGAATACTACTTTATCATCGGATTCAATAGCCCAGGCAGAGAGTGCAAGGCAAAACTGAACATATGCTTTAATTTTTCCTGCATGAAGCGTGCTATTGAAAAGTCTAAATTCAACAGTACCTTTCTGGAAGAAGCTATGGAGATTCAGTGCATGATATCTTGTGGAGTTATAATGCTGATGATCGATACCACCACAATATCCATCGTTTGCTGGACTATACCAGATCTTTTCGACAGAATCGGTTGTGATGTTCTTATCTTTTTTCATGGTATCGAGCAGTTTTTTACAAACTGGCAAACACCAACGATTTTTTCTGTTTCCGACTGCAAGGGCATCATAAATAATTTCCTGCCGACTATACATGAAGTTTACCAATCTGCGCAGAGAGGTTGCTGTATGGTTTGCTCCATCAACATGGATATGGATACCACATGAAGCATGAGGTACTCCACCAATTTCTCTGAATTTGCGAATGATTGCCTGCAATGTTTCAAGATCATCATATTTGAGAATAGGAGTTACAAATTCAACCCTGTATTCGTCCATGTTCGCATTTCCTGTTTTACGTACTGGAATAATGGAACTGTCTCTCATTATTTTCCATTTCCGTCCCTGTGAATCACGAATGATTCTGGTGCGATAGCAGGTGTGATCAGGACCTGTTACCGTACTCCCGATAACTTCGGCAACAGCTTTAGCTGCCATAGCTCTTGTGATTCCTGTAAATTCAACCTCAACACCGTAGTTCTGTTTCTTTAAAAGTTCTGACAT